AGATTATGTCTGCTAAGCAGTATTACTTACAAACACAAAGGGCAGGCTATAATGTTTGCCCTTATTTTTATGAAAGAGAGGTAAAAATAATGGAAATAACAGGAATTGCGTTACAAACAGTTGCCGCCGGAGAAGATGTTGCATTTACAGAAACACCGGTATGCGGTAGCAAATGTATAGTCCACAGACAGGGAAGCGGAATTATCAAGTTAAGAGGTATTACAAATCAGTGCAAGGCTAGATTTTTAGTATCTTATAGTGGAAACATTCAGATACCTACAGGCGGTACAGTTGAAGCTATTTCGCTTGCTATTACAGTAGATGGAGAGCCTTTGCAGTCAACAAGAATGATTGTAACACCAGCCGCAGTTGAGAATTTCTTTAATGTATCAGCACAGGCATACGTTGATGTGCCTTGTGGTTGTTGCAGTACAGTAGCGGTGCAGAATACATCAGCACAGGCTATTGAAGTACAAAATAGTAACTTAATCGCAGTAAGGGAGGCTTGATGATATGCATAAATGGGCTAAACAGATAATGGAATGCGTCAAGGCTAAGGTTGACGGAATTGGAATTGACAATTTTGAGGGGCAGAACCTTGACGATTTAAAGGATTTTACAGAAATAGCGAAAAACATAGCTTGCTTTGATAAGGATTACAGAATTGTTGAAGCTATGGAAAAGTCAGAAGATAATGAGGATATTATGCGTATGCTTGAACAGTACGAAGATTATCCGGACAGAAGATACTATGACGCTTACCGCTATGCAAACGGCAGATTCGCCCCTAAAGGTCGTGGAACACGCAGAGGATATGAAGAACCGCCATATTATCATATGTACCCTGAATACGACGAAAGAGAGCGTATGAGAGACATGGATAGGGATGATAGAGGAAAGATGTATTACAGCGAACCTGCAAGCAATGTGGGTGGTAGCAATAATATGTCAAGAAACTACTCTGAAAGCAACTATGACAGGGCAAAGCGTAACTATACAGAAACAAAAGAGTTACACAAAGGGAACACTCAGGAAGATAAAGAGCATAAGATGAAATCCCTTGACGGATACATGAAAGAGTTGTCAACAGACATTACACACTTGCTCGGTGACATGACCGCAGAGGAAAAAAATCTTTTAAGAACAAAACTTAGTACGCTTGTTTCTAAGATTTGAGAATAATATTTTCCGACAATCTAGGGCTATAGATAGCAATATCTGTAGCCTGTTTTGAACTTTGAAAACTTTATATTGTTAATGATTTTTAAATAAAGACAATCTTTGTATGCAGTTTATAGGCTAGAGTTGATACATTCCATGAAAAATGTACATAAATTTATGATACACACATGGATAGAATAACAAAAAATATCAACTGGAGGAATGATACTATGTTAGTAGAAACAAGAAAATTAAGCAAAAAAGAGGTAACTGTAGTAACAAGTCTTGATGTAGCGAAAACTTTTGAAAAGGAACATTACCATGTCATAGAGGAAATAAGAGCTATACGGGAGAAAATTAGTAGCACCGAATTTTCGGGGCTATTCTATGAAAGTGATTATGTTGCATCAAACGGCAAGAAAAATCCAATGTATCTTATGAACCGAGATGGCTTTACACTTTTAGTAATGGGCTATACAGGAGAAAAGGCTATGAAATTTAAGTTAGCCTACATCAATCAATTTAATGAGATGGAAGAACTTCTTAAAGGCAAGTTGATAGAAAGAGAAAAAGGCATTGCGGTTAGACAATCACTTACAAAAGCAATTCAAATGTCGAAAGAAAACGAGCGTATGCACGGACACGCATATTCTGTTTATACTGACATTGTATATAGGGCTGTATTTTGCAAGACAGCAAAGCAGTTAAGAGAAGAATATGGAATTGATAAAAAGGCTAATTTGCGTGATTATTTCACAGTAGAGGAACTTGCAAAAGTCCAGTCCATAGAAATGATAGTAAGCGGTCTTGTTAATTGTGGATGGGGATATAATGAAATCAAACATTTTATTACTTCATCAACTTTAAAATTAACAGCGGCATAAAAATATTTTCTACCATTCACGAAGTCATTAACAATATAAGTTAGTGGCTTCTTTTTTGTGAGGTGATTTTATGTTTATAATAAACAATATAATGTGGCAAATTGTATTTGTACCAAGCGGCAGTAATAAACTTATGCGTTCTGACGGTTCTATTAGCCTTGCTGTGACCGATTTTAACGACAAGACGGTATATGTATCAGATAATGTAAAAAACGGCTATTTACGCAAAGTAATGGCTCATGAATTATGCCATTGTTTTTGTTTCAGTTACAACATATATATGCCTATTCAGCAAGAGGAATATTTGGCTGACTGGATAAGTTTATATGGTGCAGATTTGATATATTTACTTGACGATTTGATGATAACTTTAACAAGGAGTGTGGCATGATAAAGAAATTATTAGAGCAGATACAAAAGACAAACCCCGACATGACAGTAGAAAAACTTATATCTGAGATACGATATAGCGACTATTTAACAAGAGCGTTGATGATAAGTAAAGGAATTGCCAGTAAAGAGGAAAACTGCTATACTAACAAATAAAAAGGAGTTTTAGTATGGCAATAACAGGAACAAAAGGCGTACAAATATCGTATGAGTGTGAGAACTTGATAGAAAGCCTTGAACTTGATATATCAGAGTATGGCAAGAGTTGCAGGGTTTACGCAATATCTGAAATGATGCAGGGAGTGGAAATCTATACAGGCTATGAATATACAGACAGAATACAGTTAAAGCGAGGGCGAAAATATACGCTCATGTCAGCCGGTCAGCTTATGGATATTTTACAGAAGCAAAATTCGATATTGTAAAACAAAAAGAGACTTTTTACAGTCTCTTTTCTTTACCAAAATTCATTCTTTTTATTCTTAATATAAATGTGAAAGCGTATTTTATTGCTTTCTAAAAGCGTTTGTTTTGCTTCTTCAAAAGTTAATTTAACTCTTTTACCTGCTAAACGCTCAGGCTCTAAATTGTTTAATATTTTTTGAACTTTTTCATTATCTAATGCTGCATAAGCATAACCTTGAAATCTAATGTTATGTTTTTTTAAAAGCAAACGAATCACATCTTCATATCGTTTTTCTTTAATTATAACATTTATTTCTTCTAAAGAAATGGTATTTTCAGATTTAAAACCTAAACCATCTGTCGAATACATTCCTGCATCGTCTTTTTCTAAAGTTAAATAAAAATTTGTATTTTCTTTCTCTAAGTAATAATATTTATCGTTTTTGAGTTCATAATTAAAAATATTTTCATGCTCTTTAAAAAATTTATGGCAAGTTATCCCATACACATTAGAGTACAGATAGCCGTCTTGATGCGTTCCAGGAACGCAAGCCTTTAACCATTTTGGCACTTTACTTTCTGAAATTTCTTCGTACAATGTGCGTCCTTCTAAAATGTACACTTTACCATTGTACTCCATTTCGCTGTATTCGACGCCGTTATACTCCACCAAATTTTTCCACATAATAACCACCTTTTTAACCTTTCATTTTTAATTATATCTTTTATAGTGATGTTTTTCAATCACCAAAAAATTATATTTCCTTTTTTATCTACATTATAATGCCACCATTTGCCCGATTGATACATAATGCAAACATTACCGTTTTCGTCAATCCATGTTTTTTCGATTTCACCATGTTCCCAAGTATCAAACTGGGAACGGTGGAAATTGTAAAATTGCTTTGCCGTCATATAATTGCCCCCTTTTTTAATAAATAAATATAGCGGTGTAAAATCCGCGGCATTCTGTTATATGATTTTTACATAATTTACGAATTTCGTTTATAATTGCAAATGTCTCTTTTGACGGATAAGGTCCCTCATAATCCGTATTTATACGCAATGCTGGGACATCTATCCCGTGCCCTTTTGCGTTGTAAACTGTGATAAATTCCGCATTATATCCCGCTGTATATAGTTTTTTCTGTAATCTTTTTAATTTATTCATGTTTTTTGTCCTCCTTAATTTTTTCAAAGCAAGCCGGGGAATTGAACCCCGAAAATGCTGGTCTTGCTAAATCTTTCTTAATAATTCCAAACATCTAAACCATATCTGCTTTTTATATATTCTTTAAGTTCTTTTGTGGGATTTACATATTTATCACGTCCAACTCTCTCGCCGCCCGGGCATCGTACATAATAATCATACCCGCTTTTGTACTGCTCCACACTTAAATCACTAGAAATTGTAAATCTGTATTCGATACCTTTTTTACTCGTAAATCTTCCGTTAATCTCGGTTTGGAACTCAGTTTCTTTTCTTAAAATTTCGATAGCCTCCTGAGTTGTGTGGTCTCTGTACCAAACCCACGGCTTGCTATATGCCGCGTCAAGTGCATACGGTTCTTGATTTTGTAATAAATAAGCTCTGATTTCTTCAGCTTTTAAAGAAACGTTTTCATAATTTCCCACTTTTGTCATAATGTTCACCTTTTCAACCTTTCTTATTTGCTTTCCTTATGTTGTATATATAATAACACAAATATTGGTGTATGTCAACACAAAAAGTAGTGTAAATTAAAAATATTTTTATTGATTTATTCAATCAAAATTTGTATAATTAAAACACAAAACAAAGTTAGTTTTATGAAAGGAGTTTTAAAAATGTTTATTTATAAAAAAGATATATTAAAAGAGTTAGCAGACAGAGGTTATAATTGTTCGCGTATGAGAAAAGAAAAGATTTTAGGTGAGGGAACAATACAAAATATAAGAAAAGGAAAAAGTTTTACTCTTGATACACTTAACACAATATGTTGTATATTAAGATGCCAGCCATCTGACATTATAGATATAGTACCGAGTGACGAAGAAAAGATTAAATATTTCTAGCTACACAAATAATAGTGTTGACTTTTACCGCTCAAGGATGTATAATAAGTATATCAAATAAAGAAAGGCGGAATGGTAAATGAGCAAAACTATGACTAAAGAACGAAGAAAGCAAATCTATGACATGACTAGAGGGAAGTGCTTTTATTGCGGTTATGACATTGATTTAGAAAACTTTCATGTAGACCATTTTATCCCGAAAGCCAAGGGCGGGAAAATGAGGGAAAATCTTGTTCCTGCTTGCCCCCAATGTAACATGATAAAAGGTGACAAAAGTATAGAGGAATTTAGAAGAGTTATTCTGAATTATCTTCATACGGATACCCATGTTATGATGGTTGATAAATATATGACGATTGTTAGAAGACCCATCAAGTTTTATTTTGAAAAACGAAAATTTCTAAAAAAATAGTACAACTCAACAACAGCTTTAAACTTATAAACTCGAATTTCTGTATAATTATATAATGTGCGTTTTTATAGTTAAAAATTCACAAGACTTTAATGCTATTCATAGTGTTTTATATAAGTTTTGCCTAAAAAACATACTATTTTTATACAAAAATTTGAGTTTTCTGATACACCATACAAGCATCTGTTATCTGTTACTGTTATATCAAAGAATTAAACTCTTAGATAAAACTACAGTATTAGCCAGTAAAGTATATTAAGCATAAATATATATATAAATACAGCCAGTATAGTATATTATAAATATATAAATTATATTAAACACATATAAAGCCGGTATGTAGATTATATATATAAAACAAAAAAATATATTTAGGGTATTGACAGCATATAAATTTAAGTGTATAGTAAACGCATAAAATTTAATAACTTAGCTGTCTAGCACTTGTAAGAGATATATAAACACATGTATAGAGTATGTGTAGAATGTATATCTTTGCAGGTGCTTTTTTATTTATATAACATACTGGAGGTGAAAAGATGGTAAAGGATGTAGAGCAAAACATAGATGTATTTGAAAACGATGTAGATGAATATTTACAGCTTTTTCTTGAAGAGCAGGACATAGAGGACATGAGAAGTGAATCGCAAAATGTGTGGAGTTCTGCATTGATGTACATTCAAAAGCATGTATTTAAAAATAATAAAATGCTAAAAATGACTACACCTCCTGACGGTTATAGAAGTAATGATTACGACAATCAGTACAGTAATTTAAATCAAAGTAACTGCAATGCATATGATTTAGAGAAAGTAAAACATGTATGTGATATATATATATATGAGTGTATGCTATATGATAAAATACCTACTCAACAAGGCTTTGTATATATGACAGGCATTACAGCTGATACTATATGCAGGTGGAAGAAAGATAGTAATGTACTAAGTAAGTCGGGTTCAGAATTTTTGCAAAATCTTTATGATAGCGAAGAGGAAGCGTTGATGTCTAAAGCGTTCTCGCTCAGAAACCCGACCGGAGCACTCGCAGCACTCAATCACAAAAAAGGCTGGAGGGAAGATGGCAAGCTTCATGTACAGCAAGTCGAACAAAAGACAGCAGCAGAGCTTCCAAGACTTGATACAGCACCACAAGATGTGGCGGTTATTGAGGATAAAAACCACTAGATGTGGTGGTCTACGAGTTCAACTATTCGCTAAACTATACTTTTACGAATAGTTAAAGAAAATGACAGATTTTTGGTATTTACAAATATATGTTCACAACAGTAAAGCCAACAATCATTGCGGCAGGGGGTACCCCTCTGGTGAGCTTGAAAAAATCGACCCACTAAGTCCCTCAGACAACCTCAAAAACAAAAACCGGCTTTTCATGAAAAGGAGTAGTCTATGAGAAAATACACTGTAAAAGAATTGTTTTCATTGAGACATAATGGAATTGCAACAAAATTTATCCTTGGGAAATTCTTACTGGTGCAAAATCATATAGTTGATTGGCATTTTCCGAAAGATGGCAGTAGTCCTAAGAAAGTATATATCGTCCTCAAGGGCAAGCATTTAGCAAAATTGGTATGAGGTGTATATGATAGCAGAGGCTTTAAAAAGGTTATTTTGTAAGCATGAATGGGAATTAAAGCATTGCATTGCGATACAAGGAGAAAATGATAAAATTCCAGTCGGATATAAAGATGTTTATGTTTGTAAAAAGTGCTTGAAAAAGCATATTATAAAATATTGATAAGGGCGGTGGATAGAATGACAAACAAAGAAAAGTATGCGGAAGATTTATACGATATCTTTTTAAACAGTTTTGGAGTGGATGAAGAAAATAAACCTTTTCGGTGCGTTGAATCGTGTGGTGGACAATGCCAGTTTTATCACAACGAAATAACTTGTAAAACACTTGCAAAACAGTGGCTTGATGAAGAATATAAAACAGATTGGTCGAAAGTACCTGTCGATACTCCGATTCTTGTAAAAGACAGTGAATTTGCAGAATGGCGGCGTAGATACTTTGCAGAATATGAAAACGGAAAAGTTTTCGCATGGGCTGATGGCTTAACTTCATGGAGTGCGAGAGGCGCTAACCGTGTGAGTTGGGAATATGCCCGATTATATGAAGATAATAAATAGAACTGAGGTGATAAAGTATGGCAATAAGAGCACCAACAATTTAAAGTGAAACATTTTTTGAAACTTTTTTAACATTTGTATTTTAATTCATATCTTTTGTACTTCATAAAAATATTACATATCACATCCGCAAGGCAATAACAGTCTTGCGGAATAATGGGGTATCGCCAAGAGGTTAAGGCATAGCACTTTGACTGCTACATCATGGGTTCAAATCCCATTACCCCAGTTTGGCAAGATATGCCATCTTTGTTTTTCTTCTTGCAAAATCGCGGAGAAAAACTCCTTTCCCACACTAGCGGAATGCTGTTAAGAGCCATCGCACGGCTCGGTGTGGTTGTTCGGGTGTCTATCCCACGATGCCCGAACTTACATACTTTTTCCGTACTGGACTAATGTAGTTCCATTACAAATTTCACACCCCCATAACACACAGGTGCTTGCATACCATCTTAAAAGCCTATACAGAGGTGTATGCAATTTTGGCATATAGTTCAGTGGTAGAACGACAGACTGTTATTCTGTAGGTCGTAGGTTCGATACCTACTATGCCAGTTAAACAGAGTAAGAATGGTGTAGAATGGTGGTTCGAGCCCACCTGTGAGCATAACTCTAGCGAAAAAGGTACTCACCGCTTCTTTCTTAATGTTCTTGGCGATACAAAGAAAATTCGGGGCGAACGGCAACGATTGGTGGTGTTGCGGCAGACTGTAAATCTGTTCCCATGTGGTAAACAATAGAGGTTCGATTCCTCTTTCGCCCATTTGCAGATATGGTGTAATGGTATCACAGTAGCTTGCTAAGCTATCCAGCAGAAATGCTGTCAAGGTTCGAATCCTTGTGTCTGCGTTATGTCAACACTTGTGCAGAAACCAATGTCGGCAATGGAAGAACAGAAACTAGCTGTTGACATTATTAAAAAATGCCCACGCAAAAATACTAGGTACGACGCGGGTGGTAGATAGTGGCGGAATAGGTAAACGCTTAAGCATAAGGCAACCACGCTTTGGTTAGAAAAAGGTTATCGAATTAAAAAGGCGATAAATGAACCTGAAACGGTGTTACCCGTTGTGAGAAGTCGTTGCTATGTGTGGTGCAAATCCACACCTATATACTTATCCTCAAAACTATCGAGGATAGCTGATAAACAGGCTTTTTAAAATTCCTCATGACAATATGAAGAAGAGCAGATGGTGCTTTATCCGGTTCGACCCCGGACTACTCTTTAATAATTTAAGTGAGAGGTAAGAAAGATGGATAATTTGGAACAACACAAAATACTTTTACAGCAGATACATGATACATATATCAAGAAAAATCATGATTATGGCGATAGCTTTAGTCGTTCATTTAAGAAATATGGATTAGTAGCGGCTATGGTTCGCATGGAAGATAAATGGAACAGACTTGATAATATGGCAACAGGAGCAGAACAGAAAGTTGCTGACGAAACTATAAGAGATACGCTGTTAGACCTTGCTGGATATTGCGTTATGACAAGGATGGAACTGGACAGAGAGAAAGACAACGCAAATCAAAAGGCATTTGAAGAACAGGTTCGGGATGAATATACTGAAGTTTTTGGAGAAGATAACGAGAACAAAAATGAAGGAACAGATACTTCTAATAAAACATCAGCGGAAAAGAGTTCTATTGATGTAGGCAAGGTAATGGCTTTACATAATGCCAAATGGTCGCAAGCAAAGATTGCTGATGAAATGGGGTGTTCACAAAGTATGGTTTGTAAGATTATCAAAAAATATAAACAGTGAGGTAGTAGGTAATGGATTTTGAAGAATTAACAAGAAAAATAACTGACATAAAAGATAAAGAGATGGCTATGGAGTTTACACAAACTATTGGTAAATTATTAAAAGAAAGCGGAGTGACAGTGTATTGTTCAGAATGTGAACAGAGCATTATGACTGGAGGCTTATTAGAGATTGTTTTTGATAAACTTGATTTTACTGAGCATGACAAAAAGTTTATAGATGAAATCGAGTGCTGGAAGAAAAAATGCAGTGATTTAAGTAACTACAACAAACAATTAAAATATGACTTGGAAAAATGTGAAAATAAGAAAAACGAAAACAAAGAGTTACCGTTTGACCCACTAGAAGTTGTCGATATGCTCATCAATGAAACATATGAACACAGTATTCCGTTTACAGGGAGAAAAACTGAAAGCAGTAAGTATGGAATTGACGAGTTAGAACAGATTGCGGAGCATTTGCTTGTGTATTGTAAACACAACAAAGAGGAATGATGAATATGTGTAAGTTTTGTAATAATAAAGCTAAACCTATAATTTTAAATGTAGAACAAGACGGCATAATGAACGAGAAAATACAAGTTTTTCAAGCTACAATAAAAGGCAATGAATTGATGTTTGAAATAGTTTCTAATCACTTATTAGATTACTTTAATCTTACAACATTAAAAAAACAAATATCTTATTGCCCTATGTGTGGCGAAAAACTGATGGAGGACTAAGTATGTATGAATTTTGCGAAAACATAGGAATTGACATACCAAAATGGGACTTCTGTAATGAAAAATCTCCGAATTATTCTGGGATTGATATTGGGATACGCAACATTACTAATAACCCGAGCTTAGTATTTACAAATTCTGCTGATGAATACGGAGTAGGAGCATTAAGTATCAATTATTGCCCTATATGCGGTAGAAAGTTGGTGGAATGATGGTTACACAGAAAGATATTCACAATAGTATAGTTGTAAATGCAAGCGATTGGCAGAAAAGCTATTTATCATTACAATGCGGTGGAGACGTTGAAAAGATAAAGAAAGTCGAACAGACAATGGCTAATATGATTAACGGCATTAGCAAGGCACTTGAAAATAGTGGAACAGATTATTTGAATGAGATTTTATGAGGGTGAGGTAATGAAACATAGCAAAGAATGGCACACTTGCGACAGGTGCGGTGAAAAAATATCTCATAGAAAAAGAAACGAAATGAAATACACAAGTTTTGGCAAATATTCAATCCCATATCCAATCTTTGAGGATGGAGATGTTGTTGGGGAGATTGAAAAGATTGAGAAACATCGCATTTTTCCCGGGACAAAAGTTTTGGAATTATGCCCTAAGTGCAGGAAAGATTTTGAGAGGTTTATGAGGAATGAATGATTGTTCAAAATGCAAATTCAGCGAAGAAGATTATATTTTCGATGAAGAAATAGGAGATGAATATCCCATTTACACTTGTAGCAAGGGCAATGACACAGATTTAGACTGTGAGTGTAAGGATTTTAAGGAATACAAGCCGAAGAAATATAAAGAGAAAGATACAAAGTGCGACAAATGTGAGCATCTTGAGATTTGCCTTGATAAGGGCAATGTTATTGATTGCAAGACAGTTTGCGACACAAGAAGTCATTATATATCTGGCAGAATGGGGTGTGTTAAAAATGAATAACTGCAACTTAACCACATGCCGCTACAATAAAGACAATAAATGCACAAATGATGAAAAGAGAGCAGAATGTGTTGAGGTATCTGGAAAAGTAATGGGTATTGATGTTTCTGTTGATGCAGTTAATGAGTACGCAAAATCAATTTTAGGCAGATACCCAAAAAATAATCATGAATTTTCAAGAGCATTAGCAATGAAAATTTTAGAGGAAACAAAATCATTAGCAAATAGTGTAGAAAAGGGGTAATATTATGAAAATATCAGAAATGAATAACTGCATTGAAGAAATGCGTAAATGTTACAAGTTTGATGATAATAAAACGGAAATAAGATTTGGAGATATGGCAAGTAACAGATATGTAACTGTCGGCACAAGGGACGAAAACGGAACACAGATTGAAATGACAAGGCGTGCGGAAGAATTAGAACAATGATTGCTGATTGTCAGCGGAAAGGAAATCAAATGGACGAAATGAAATTCGGAATGAAAATTGCCTATCAAGGAGTAAAAGAAGAAATGGAAACAATAGTTGCAGAACTTGCAAGAAAAGAAATTGAAAAGCCAAAAGGCTTTAGTGTATTGGAGCAGTTTATAAAAGACAGACTTTCAGAATGCGAATAAATATATTACCGGCTACAGATTGATTGTAGTAGCTACCAATGAAAATAAAGGCTGATAAAATATAAAAGGAGACAGAAAGAAATGAAAAAATTATTTGTAAGTGTGCCGATGAAAGGCAGAACAGAGGAAGAAATCAAAGCAAGCATCCAGAAAATGAAAAAGATTGCTGAAATATACGAGGGCGAAGAATTGAAGCTTATCGACAGTTATACTAAGAGTACCTCACCTAAAGACAGCAAAGAAGCAGTATGGCACTTGGGCGAGAGACTTAAGAAACTGGCACGGGCTGATGTATTCATTGGAATTGATGAAGTGCATAATTGGAATGGCTGTTATATTGAAAGAGATACAGCACAAAGCTATGGCATTAAAACATACATAGCTCCGGCAAGGTATGTAATTGACGATTATAATGCACTTGTGCAGAAATTATATTCGGCTTGCAATGAAGCAATGCCAACATTCTAACAATATATTTACCGGCTAACAAGTGGAGTTAGTCGCTAACCTAGAAAAATTATAGGCAGAGGTCTATAAGCACCTTTGCTGGAGAAAGCGAGGTGCTTCTTTTTTGGCATCTAAATATCTTAAAGAAACAGTTCAAAGTTATGAAAATTACATAGAGAAAAATGGAATAGATGAAAGTGTTATTGATGCATACATAGAAGCGGCAGAAGTTGCAATAAATACAGAAAAGGATATTCAGTATGGATTGCAACTTACAAAGCGTTCTAAGGGCATTGTAGAGCATTTCTGCATGGATAAGACAGGTGGTACAATATGGGAATTGGAAAAGTATGCATTTGAGAATAAGGTTGAGTATGATTTGATTGATAAATATTATAAACCAATATTATATGAAGCTCAAAACAAAATTGTAGACAGTTATTTTCAGTACATAGAGAGAAAAAGAGAGCCTAAAGACAGATTTTATATGCCACGAAGAAAGCAATTAGTAAAAATTGGGCTTATTGATGCATTGCAAGGCATGATAGATGATAAATACGATATTTTATGTGTTAGCTTAGTGCCGGGTGCTGGGAAAAGTACGGTTGAAAAGTTTTTTCACTCCGGTATAGCCGGTTGGTTTCCAAAAGATTATAGCTTGTTTTATTCGCATAGCGGTGATATTACACGAATGTATTATGATGGCGTTTACGACATTGTGACAAATGACGATGAATATGCATGGCATGAAATATTTCCAAAACTTTCAGTAACAAGCACAAATGCAAAGATGGAACAGTTTAACATAGGAAAATATAAACCGTTTCCAAGCGTACAATGCACATCTGTAGGAAGTAAAAATGCTGGTAAAGTCCGTGCAAGTAAATTTTTACTTGTAGATGATATGATAGGAGGTATCGAGGAAGCCTTAAATCCAGTTATTCTTGATAAACTATGGAATAAGTATGCAGTAGACGCAAGACAGCGTAAAACACAAGACACGGACGGAAAGCCGTGCAAGGAGATACACATTGCTACTCGTTGGAGCGTACATGATGTTATTGGAAGAATACAAAATATGTATGAGGAAAATCCGAGGGTTAAAGTGATTGCAGTACCGGATGTTGACCCGGTTACAGGAGAAAGCAATTTTAATTACGAATATGGGGGCTTTACAAAAGAGTTCTTTGCAGACCAACAACTTTTAATGGATGAAATCTCTTATAGATGTTTGTATAAGCAAGAACCCATTGAGCGTGAGGGATTATTATTCCCGGATGACAAAATCAGACGTTATCTTAATTTGCCACATGGAGAACCGGAGATTGTTACCGCACAATGCGACACAAAAGGCAAGGGAACAGATTACTTTGTGTTGCCGGTGCTTCAAAAATATGGGGATGATTATTATTGTGTTGATTGCGTGTGTGATAATACAGCAGACTATGAAGCACAATACAGGAACGCAGCGGGCGTGCTTGTAAATAATAAAGTACAAGAATGTGAATTTGAGCGCAATGCTGGTGGAGACAGAGTTGCAATGGAAGTTAATAAGCGTGTTGAGAGTGTCGGATGGATATGTAACATCACTGACACCCCAACGGAAACAAATAAGGAAGCAAGGATTTTCCAATGTTCTAACTGGATATTACAGCACATTATTTTTAAAGACCCCTCACTTTATAAACCTAACGAGCCATATGGAGTAATGATGTCATTATTAAAGCAGTATTCGGTGTCGGGTAAAAAACAATTAGATGATGTACCGGATGTTTTTTCAAACTTTGCATTAAGAATAACTCAAGGAAATAGAATTTCCAAAGTTCAAGCGGCTGTAAATCCTTTTAGTAGCGGTAGGAGGTATTGACATATGACGACAAAAGACTATCTTAATCAAATCAATAGATTAAATATGCTGATAAATAATAAATTACTGGAAATTTCACAGTTTAAAGAGCTATCTTGTAGCATTTCAGCAGTTAAAAACGATGAAAAAGTAATGACAACGCCTAATCAAGACCCAATCGGTACAAGCATAGCAAGGTTGGACGAAATGGAACGAAAACTTGATAATATGATAGATGATTATATTGACAAAAAGAACTATATTATATCTCAAATTCAAAATATAGAAAATGATGATTACTATGAGATTTTATTTGCAAGATACATTGAAAAACTGACTTTTGAAAAAATAGCAAATAAGACAGGATGGTGCTGGCGACAAGTTCACAGAATACATTCAAAAGCATTAAAAGAATTTGAAGAAAAATATGGAGATGAATATTTGTAAGTTGTCATAGAATGTCACATAGTCGATGTGTTATTATTAAAATGTAATATAAATCTTTCAAATATCCTTTCGTTTAAATGCGTATCACTTTGGTTACAAGGCGGTACGCATTTTTTGATGGAGAAAACAGAATGAAAAGTAAAATGATATATTGTCCTCAATGCAGGCGAAAAGTCGCTACATATGATGGGCGAGCAACGATAAATAAAATTGCAAAATGCAAAAAATGTAATTTACAAGTTATTTATGATGTTGCAAGGGATGAAACAACAGTTAAGCCGTTACCAAAAAGAGAAACATCTAGCGGTGCTGTTTTATATTAGGAGGGAATATGCGAAATACAAGACCTCTGAGAGATATTATAAAAGGAAATTACGGCAGAAAAGTATTATATACTACTGCGGAAACAATAACACAGGACAACATATTAAAGGTTGTCGGTGATGTTATCGGAAATTTCTATTATAACAAAACAATAATAGATTATTTGTGGCGATATTATAAAGGCGACCAACCGGTATTATACAGAACAAAAGTTGCAAATGATGATATTATAAACAAAATTGTAGAAAATCATGCATATGAGATAGTGCAATTCAAAGTCGGACAAACCTATGGGGAGCCGGTACAATTTGTGAGTAGAAAAGATGACGATGCCGTAAATAATGCCGTTGATGAACTTAACGACTATATGTCAGATGCAAATAAACAAGAAAAAGACATTAAGTCGGGTGAATGGCAGTCGGCAACAGGAACATCATTTAAAGCATTACAGTTTTCTGATGGTGACATACCATTCAGAATTGTGTGTCCTACACCCATGAATACTTTTGTTATTTACAATTTAAGTACAGAAGAACCTATGCTTGCGGTACAAGAATTAAAGGACTTTGAGGGCAACTATTACAAGTTGTGCTACACAAATACAAACTCATGTATTATTAGAGACGGCGTTGTTTCTGAATGGAAGTTACATGGTTTTGGCAGTATTCCTATCGTTGAGTTTCCAAACAATCACGAAAGATTGTCTGACATTGAAATTGTTATTGATATGTTAGATGCAATTAACAATATGCAGTCTAACAGAATGGATGGAGTTGAACAGTTTGTTCAGTATTGGGTTAAGTTTATAAATTGCGAGATTGACGAAGAAACATTTACAAAAATGAAAGAAAGCCATGCACTTGCGGTCAAGTCGGTCAATAAAGACAACAAATCAGATGTTGACATTATGACACAAGAACTTAATCAAACACAATGTCAAGTTGCTAAAGATGATTTATGGGATAATACATTATCTATTTTGGCTATACCAAACAAAAATAACAATAACAGCGGCGGCGATACGCAAGGAGCTGTACAGCTAAGAAATGGATGGGACTTTTCTAAAACTAGAGCAAAGTTAAAAGACCCGATTGTTAAGTCGTCAGAAAAACGGCTTGCTAAAGTAGCGTTAAATATTATTCGTATCAAAGACCATGATTTGGGTATAACATTAAGAGATTTTGATGTACAAATCAACCATAGTCCGCAGGATAATATGTACACTAAGGCTCAGACATTGTTACAGCTTTTACAGTGCGGCATACATCCGCTTATAGCAATAAAAACAGTAGGATTGTGGGGAGATGCAGAAAAGACATTCTTGTTATCACAGCCGTACATAGATAATTTATGGAAAACTATTGATGATGTAGAAGCACAGGAACAGAAAGCACAAGAAATAATGCAACAAATGAACAGTAACAATGAAGTAAATAATGATAATAACAAAAATGAAGCAGTTATCGAGTAATTGGTAGCTGTTTTTATTTTATAAAAATTCGCAATGCCGTGAGCGTATAAATCGGCAATGTCACCCGGTGTCGTTGCACCGTATAAAAATTCGTAGGACATAACGGAGGTAATTTATGAAGAGAGAAGAACTGACAGCTATGGGTTTGACTGATGAACAGATTGAAAAAATCATTGCTGAGAATAGTAAGGATGTTCAGGCAGCAAACGCAAAAGCAAACAAAAACAGTGAAGAACTGACAAGACTGCGTGAGTTGGAAAAGGAATACACAGCCATGAAAGATAAGGATTTATCCGATTCGGAAAAACTGCAAAAAGACCTTGATTCTGCAAATGCAAAAATCGCAGAACTTGAAAAGACACAAGCTATTGCGAATCAGAGAAGCAATGCGGCATCCAAGTTTAACATTTCTGCTGAACAGGCATCACAGGTTATCAAAGATGACGGCAGTTTTGACTACGAAGTACTCGGAAAGATTATCTCTGATAAAGAGACCGCTGCGGCACAGGCTAAGGAACAGGAGATTGCAAACAATACGACAAATCCGGGCGGTAGCAGTGCAGGCAGTAATAAAGGAACTGAAAAACCGGCAGATGTTGAAAATGCCGAAAAGATAACTTTCGGAGAAGCATCAGTCAACAATGAAGCAAAAAATCATTATGTTTTATAGGAGGTAAATTATGGGAAAACCGATTGAAAGAGACTTTACGCAAAGTAAAGGTATTTTAAAATACTTTCCTTATGAGGGAGCGGCGTGTATTGTACCGCAAACAATGGTAACAAGTGCAGATACAAACGGAAAGAAAATTGTAAAAGCAGGAACACCGTTTCCGAGCAATGACGCAAAATGTCTCGGATATTTACTTGAAGATGTAGATGTAACAATGGGAGATGCGCCAGGAACATATGTGTATCAAGGTTCTATTGACAAAGCAAAAGTGACAGCAAATGGAGTAACTGTGGCAGATGAAGCTAAAACGGCAACACCACGAGTTACTTTTTTTGATTAAAGAAAGAGAGGTATATAAATGGCATTACCATTATCAGAAGCATTTACAGCGAGAAGTCTCGGAGTAATGTGGAATAACTATGAAAAAACATTAGGTTCTGCCCCTTATGCAGGCAGATTAAAATTTGGAACAAGAAAGCAAGATAGCCTTGACCTCAGATTCATTAAAGGAAAGAGTGGACTTCCTGTATCGTTAAAAGCATCTAATTTTGATGCACAGGCAGAATTAAGAGATGTTGGCGGCTTTTCTGATATTCAGAACGAAATGCCATTCTATCGTGAGGGATATATGGTAACAGAGAAAGAGGAACAGGAGTACGCTAATTATCAGAATGCCGAAAACTCTAATCTTGCGAATCAAGTTCTTAGAGAAATTAGCAAGAAACCTATGAATCTGATAGAGGGTGCTTTGACTGTTCCTGAAAGACAGATTTGGAGCTTGCTTGCCCCAGTTGACGGAGTTCCTAAAATTGATGTACATATTGGTAAAAGTCATTTTACAGTTGATTATACATCAGACGATGGAGCAGAACACAAAAAAGACCACTTTATCGAAATAAAAACGGCAACGGACAAATGGGACGCACCTACAACAGCAAAGCCACTTGACGACCTCATTCAGGCTAAAAGAACATTTGCAAAGAAAACAGGCTATTCATTAGCGATATTTACTATGAATACAGAAACATTTGAAAAACTTCTTGAAGCAGAGGACACAAAGAAGCAAGTGCTTGGTATTGCGGCATATCAGGGCGGCATCAGAGTACAGCAAGGACAGGTTGTTGATTATCTGAAAGGCTATGGCATTGAGATTGAAGTTTATGACAAACTTTACATCGACCCAGCAGACGGTCAGACAAAATATTTTGTACCAACTGGTGTTATTTGTGCTCAATCGGGCGGTGTGTACCTCGGAGACTATGTGTTTGGTAGAACTCCTGAGGAAAGAAGTGGAAGTCTTACAGACGGAAATCTTTCTATTGTGGAAACGGGTATCGCTGTTTACACATATGCTACAAATCATCCTATCAATACTCATTGTGTAGTATCTATGATTGGACTTCCGACATTTGAGGGAATGGATAGCGTTGTAGTTATGAAAGTAATGTAGGAGGTGCTACATGAAAGCAACACACACTGTTAAATACAACGGAAAATGGTATAAGGCAGGCGAAGAAATAGGGGCAGTTGAAAAGACTGCTTCTATTCCGTTTGAAACACCTAAATATACCAAAACAGATATAAACAGAATGAGTACAGCAGATTTACAGGCACTTGCATCTGAAAACGGAATTGTAGATGCTGACAGTTTTAGCGGTGCTGATTTAAAAAGTATCTTAATCGAGAAATTCAATTTGTAGGAGGTATCTGTATGGAATTGAACAAAGCAGAATATACGATTTTAGCACAAGTAAAAATCAGACTTAAACAATTTCATATTGATACAGTTACAAATGATGATGAAACTACATCTGATGTAGTCGTGTTTGATAACAAAGAAGATGATTTGCTTATCGAACAGCTTATTAAGCAGGCTACAGAAGATGTCAAGAACAGAAGAAATTACCCCGACAGCTACACAGAAGAAATGATAACAGAGGACTTAAAACAGTTTGAGGGAGTTATCGTTAATCTTGTTGTGTATGACCATTCACAGGCGGGCGAAGCATTTATGGCAAGTTACAATGAGAATGGTGTCAACAGAACTTGGAGAGATAGAGACAGTTTATTTGTCGGAGTATTTCCTTTTGCTAAAGTGTTATAGCTTATCTACCAAGTTGTAGAAAAAGTAAATTATCTGTAATGCAGATAAGGCTATAGAAGATTGTGCGTTACCATATTCGTGAGGTTACGAAAATGGTAGCAGGCGGCACACAGTAAGGGTGGTGGGCAGTGTGCCAAATTATAGAAAGGCGGTATAGGATGCAAATAGAAGTTGCAATTCTTATAAGTGTCATATCCGTTACTTTTTCCGTCTATTTTGGATTAAAAAACAACAAACGGACAGATACAAAAGAAATCGAAGAACGGGTTAAAGAAAACACCCGTATCAATATGAAGTTAGATAGTATCTTGGAACTGATTAACGAATTAAAAAGCGAGCGTTCAGAAATGCGAAAAGAATTAGCAGACCATGAAAGTAGAATTACAAAGGTTGAACAAAGTACAAGTTCAGCACACCATAGGCTTGATGGCTTGGAAGTTCGTATAAACGATGAAAAGGAGTGATTGTTTTATGAGAGATTGGAAACAGTGGACTAAGGCGGCGGCAGTTAGAGCAATTAAAACAGTTGCACAAACAGCGGTCGGAGTTATCGGTGCAAGCACTGTTGTAAGTTCGGTTGATTGGAAAGTAGTTGTTTCGTCAGCGGTTCTTGCAGGAGTTGTAAGTATTTTAACATCTGTAGCAGGACTTCCTGAGGTAGAAACAAATGCTTGATATAAACAAGCAGTCAATGAAGTATTCACGACAAAATGGGCGGCGTATCCTAATTTATGAAAAAGACGATGAGGGCAATATCGTTTATGAGGGGTATACCGACAGTGACGGAAACTTTGTTCCTTATTTTGATGACGAGGGCAATAAAATTCCCAAAATTATCGGTGAAAAAGCTGTTTTCTCAAAACCTATTGATTTTAAAGCAAACATAGCGTTCAGTGGCGGCGAAGCTGAAATAGAAGAGTTCGGCTTTGATGCTGCCGACTATGACGCAATAATGTTGACAGATAAAAATGAGTTCCCTTTAAAAAAAGGTGACTTAATATGGCTTGATAGTGAAGTAACTTACATTGACGAAGATACAGAAACAGTTGACGAAATAGTTGACGAAACATCGGCAGATTTTACTATAGTCGGAGTTAAACCGGCTTTAAAGTCAACAAAATATGTGCTTAAAGCGGTTGTGAAGTAGGTGTTTTATGGCAAAGCAAACAATAACACTGGGTTTGTCTCAAAAGTCTGTAGAAAAGGCTATAAAACAGCTTAGACAGTACAAACAATGGCTTAGAAACAAAACTACAGAACTTGTAAAGGCACTTGCGGATATTGGCATACCTGTTATAGAAACGAATGTCGCTGACGCAAGTTATACATTTGACAGTAAAGGGGTTAGGAGTGGTTCTAACACCGAACATTATACCTATGTAAAACTTAATAACTTTGGAAGTTATGCACAGGCAAATCTTGTTGTAGAGGGCGAAGAAATTCTATTTATAGAGTTCGGGGCAGGTGTTTATTATAACGGTGAAGCCGGTACAAGTCCACATCCAAAAGGGCAGGAATTTGGCTTTTTAATTGGCTCATACGGAGCCGGTCATGGAGTGCAAAAGGTTTGGGCTTACTATGATGAAACAGGAGCATTAGTAATGACCCGTGGTGTAGAAGCAACAATGCCTGTTTTAAAAGCGTATGAAAAGATTATAACTGATTATAAATCAGTGGTAAGGAGAGTGTTTGGGTGAGAGCAAGAACGGCATGGGCTTTTAATTTAGAAAGTACAATATTTAACATTGTCAAAGCAAGAGCAGAAACAGGATTAAAAAAAACATATCCAAATATCCGTTTTACTAACGAAGAAGAAGCTGACGGAAATGCAGTTTTTCCAACTGTACTGATACAGTCTATGCAACCGTTAGAAAAAGTAGTAGATTTGGAAAAAATAAATATTGACACAGTGCTTTATACAGCACAAGTTACAGTTACAACAAACAAAAGTCGAGCAGAAGCATTGAATGTGGCGAATGAGGTGGCAGGAAGATTTAAACAAATGGCGTTTACACTGAATCCAATGCCATTTGTGAGAAAAGAGAACAAAGTTTTTACAGCAACATTCAGGGCAACTCGTACTTTTGATTATAACGATGTTTTATAGAACCATTAGGTTCTTATTTTTTTACAAAAAATTAGGAGGTAAAACATGGCAACAGGTTTAAAATCGAGAATTGCGTACAAAGAACCAAATTCATCAGCAGTGGAAGGAGAGTATTGGGCTGGCACCTATAAATTACTTATGAGAGCTAAGTCGATACCATCTCCGTTCGGTTCTCAAAACATGGTAGATACATCTACACTTGAAGATTTAGTCGAAACACAGGAGATGGGCAGGCGTGCGGCAGGCTCAATGGAAGTTCCGGGGGCGTTTGAAAAGAAATACAAAGACGACATGGTAACAAATGAGGGCAAAAAACTTGACTTCATTATTCTTTACGGAACTGACGGAAAAGGTTCAGAGGGCATTTGTGGATTCATCGGGCAGGAATCATTTGCACCTGACGAAGCAACAGACGACCACTTAACAGGTACTGCAACTATTTCAGTTCAGACAGTGCCGAAATGGATTGAAGATAACTATACAGTAACAGTCACAGAAGATGAAAATGGTTATCCAACGGCGATTAAGTTGGCAAAAAAATAGGTAGTCAGTCACTAAATAAAAGTAAAGCTGTAGTGCCTGACGAAATAACAGAAACGGCTGACTATACTTATGATAAATAGCTAAAACAAAATGATTAAAAGAGGGGCAGTTTTCGGACTGCCCCCTTTCTTACAAAAAAGTAAGAGAAAGGGAAAATAATATGTTTAAAATTTTAAATATCAGTAACAAAGAATACAAACTTGAATACTCTCTCGAAGCATCACTTTATCCTGAGAGTACAGAAAGACTTTTGGAATTTATGTCATCAACAGATGCAGATAATGAGAATGACAAAATCAAAGGAATTATAAAAGGAATGTCAAATGTACCTCAGACAACATTGCATATGTTCTATGCAGGATTGTTAGAACATCATGGAAATACTGAAAATGGCGACGGTACAGTTACATCACTTAGTGATGCAAAGGCACTGTTAAAACAGTATATTGCTGAAAATAAATCAAACTTTTATTCAGTCATGGAAATGATATTGGAGCAGATGAGGGAAGATCGTTTTTTAGAGTTGATAGGTCTGAACGAGATGTTACAGACAGAGGAAGAAACACCAAAGAAAGCATCGAAAGTTCCACAAGACCACATGAAGAAAAAATAAGTTTCAAAGATAACATAGAAAAAAATATCTTGCCTAGTGCTATAAAGGCAGGATTGACATATAAACAAGCTATGCACATGACGCCGAAAGCCATAGAAATGCACATAAAGGCATATACAGAAAGAGAACAAGAGAAAATAAAGGTATCTGAATATCTTTCGTGGTTAAACGGATATTATGTCGCGGAAGCAATAGCGTGTACTTTCGGAAAAGGAAAATATCCTAAAAATCCATTACTTGAAGAAGAAAAAGAAAACAGGATAAAGAACAATCCCAACAAGGAAAGTCAAGAAGAAATAGCAGTATTTGAAATGAAACAAAGAATACGGCAGTTAAGAGAAAGCGGACTACCTGAAAGTCCTGATTAAAGACAGTGAGTAAAACTTGCTGTCTTTTTATTTTTGAGGTGAAAACAAAATGAAAATGATTAAGAAAAACGCAAAAAGCATTAGCTATGGCGGTAAGCGCAGCTTAAACAACATAAAGTATATTGTCATACATTATACGGGAAATAAAGGCGATACAGCACTGAATAATCTTGATTACTTTGCCAATGGCAATACAAGACAGGCAGGAGCACATTTTTTTGTTGATAAGGCAGGTAAGATAGGTAAATCAATAGCGATGAGCCGTATAGCTTGGGCTGTCGGTGGCAATCATAAAAGCGGCAGAAAAGGCGAAGCGGCTTATTTTAGCAAATGTACAAATACAAATTCGGTGTCTATTGAATTGTGTGATATGTGCTTGAAAACAAACTGGGAACAGATGTATGCGACAAGAAAACTTGTTAAATACATTCAAAGCAAGTGCCCTAACGCAAAAACAATAATTAGACATTGGGATGTAAATGGAAAAAATTGTCCAGCACCTTTTATAGGTAGTGGTAATGAGAAATGGATTGAATTTAAGAGGTTTATAACAGCAGGATATAAATTTACTGCGGTTGTTACAAAACATGCGGCATTAAGAAGTAAACCGAAGCTTGGGGCAGTAAATAAAAAAGGTACTGCAAAAAAAGGAACAAAAGTTAAGATTGTTAAACTCGATGGAAATTGGGGACTTACTGACAACGGATATTGGATAAGTCTTGAAAAAGTAAAAGAGATTTAATCAGAATGAGGTGATTTGATGGAATTAGATAGTTTAGAACTGAAAGTATCGGCAGAAGCACAGTCGGCAGAAAAAACACTTGACAGCCTTATAGGTAAATTACAGAGTTTTTCGGAAGCACTTGGCGGTATAAACACTACTTCCATCAGCAAAAACCTTGAAAATCTTGCTAAAGTCGGCGGCTTAAAAACTGTCACTAAAGAGGTAGAGGACTTAGGAAAAACTGTAGACAATGTCGGTAAGAAGAAAACAAAGACTGAGGTTAAAGTCGATGTTAAGCAAGGCTTAGAAGCTATTGCAGAATTACAGAAACGATTTGAAAATGCAGACAAAGATATAAGATTTACTGGGTCAACAAAACAACTTGAAAAGCAATACGACAGATTATCTAACAGTCTTTCAAAACTCTTTGCAAAAGAAAACGCAGCACTTGATTTAGGCAAAGCAAGTACAGGTGATGAAAAGTTCGTTAGATTAGAGCGTAACATACAGTCAACCATAAACCAACTTGACACACTTAAATCTAAAATTACAGAAGTTCAAAAAGCAGAACAGGCAAGCAAGGCACAATTTTTTGAAAGAGAAAATGCAAAGGCAAATCAAGAAAACAAAACTGCAATGATGATACCGCCTGAGAGTGAAATGAAAAAGGCGGCTGAAACATATCAAAAAAATATGGAAAAAATATCATCAGACACATTGCCTAAACACACAGGTTGGGATAGTCAAGCAGAACTTCTTAAAGCATTAAAACAGTCTCGAGAGGGAACTACTGGAGCATTAGAGGGATATGACGAAAGAATAAAGAAAGCCACAGCCGACCTTAAAGCAGTCGAAAAAAGTGGTAAGGGCATGGGTACTGAGGAATGGAATAATGCTAGTATTGCATTGCGAAAAGTTGTGGCAGAAGCTAAGTGGTATGAAAATACCTTAAAAGAAGCGGCTGCTGACCTTGATTTGAATATCAAATCTATTAAGGAACTTGAAGCAGAAGAAAGCAAATTAGTACAAAAATCAAATCAGCTTGCTGGAAAAAAGTTAGTCGGAAGTGCTGATTATAACGAAACCATTTATCAACTTGGACGAGTTAGAGAAGAATTAGATAAGCAGAGAATAAAAATCACAGGTGCGAGCAGTGCTTTAAAAGGATATGACGAAAGAATTTCACAGGCTAAAATCAATCTTGCTAATATACAAGCTAGTGGCAAAGGCATGGGGACTTCTGAATGGGACACTGCCAAAATGGCTTTAATCAAGTTAGAAAATGAAGCAAAGCGGTATAAAGCGGCTTTAAATCAAAAAGCACTAGGTCTTGATACCGACATTAAATCAACGGACAACCTCGAAACAAAGATAAAGAAATTAAATCTTGCTATAGAGCAAATGAGAAATAGAGGTATTGGTTTCGGTGATACAAACTTTGATAAGTTGTATCAGCAACTTAATCAAGCCGAAAAAGAACTTGCAGAGTACAAGGCTAGACTGACAGAAAGTGAAAACTCGACAAGAAGTTTTGGCAGTACATTAAAGAGTGCGGCAACAGGCTTTTCTAATTTTATCAGTAAGATTAAAAATGCTGGTGCGGCAACACTAAATTTTGCTAAGAATGTTCGCAACATGAAATCGCCTTTAAAACTTGCACTCGGTCAAATTAGCAAATTAGGAAATTCAGTTGCAAGGCTGTATTTCAAGTACATGATGCTGTCAAGGGTTGCTGGTGCACTTGGTAAAGTTCTTGGCATATCAAGTGATTATGTCGAGGAATACAACTATTTTCAAAAGGCAATAGACAAGATTGCACAGGAAAATAAAGGTAATTACAAGAAATACGGCTATGATGATGCTAAGAGTTATGCGGATAGCTTTGAGGATAGACTTACAACTCTTACAGGCAAAATGACAGGATATAAGCCCGATAAAAATGGAAATCTTATAGATACTAATGCGGCAAGTCTTGGGCTTGATATTACACAGGTTACAAACTTTGAAGCGCAGATTGCACAAATGACTAATTCTGTCGGCATGATGGGCGAAGCGTCTATTGCAACCTCAAAAGCCATGACAATGCTTGCTGGGGATATGTCCTCATTAACAAATATGCCACTCGATACAGTTATGAAAAACTTTTCAAGTGGTCTTTCGGGTGCGGCAATGGCTGTCAAAAAATATGGTATGGACATATCAGTTGCGACATTACAGGAAACAGCACTTGGGCTAGGTGTTAAGAAAAATGTTTCTGATATGACACAGGCTGAGAAAGAGTATTTGCGTGTTATCACTATGTTACAGCAGTCTAAAGTCGCATGGGGTGACTTAGCTAAGACTATCAATTCTCCCGCAAATCAATTTAGAATGTTAAAGTCCAACATCAAACAGTGCGGCTTGATGCTTTCAAGGCTGTTTATGCCTGTCATACAAAAAGTATTACCGTGGTTAAATGCAATGGCAATGGCTGTCAAAGATTTAATGAAACACATCGGTGACTTGTTTGGCTTAAAGTTTGATAGCAGTCTTGGTTCAAAAGACAGTGACACATCAGATACTTATGACGATGTATCAGACAGTGCCGACAATGCGGCAGATAGTATAAATGATGCGGCAGATGCACAGAAAAAGTTTAATAAGCAGTTGCAGGGATTTGATAAGTTAAATAATCTTACGACAAACGAAACATCTAAGAAAGACAGTGACAAGGATAAAAACGGCACAGGAGATGTTAGTGGCGTTTTATCTGATGCTCTTATAAATGCTGTCGAAGATTATGAAAAACGCTGGAATAAAGCGTTTAAAAGCATGACAAGTGATGCTGATAACCTCAAAGAAAAGATTGAAAAATTATTTACAACAGCTTGGGACACAGGCGACGGAACAGAAATCGGTGAAGCACTTGCGACAACCTTAAATAAGGGCATTGACTGGGTGAATGAAAATACAAGCAAATGGGCTAAAGGCTTGAAAAAGATTACCTCAATTATGGGTACTTCTTTAAATGGTTTTGTTAAAAAATTCAAGTGGAAAGGTTTAGGAAAAGCTATAGGCAATTCTATTAAAGCCGCGCTTGAAGCTGAAACAAACTTCTTTAAAAAAGTAAACTGGGTAAATCTTGGAAAAGGTTTGTCGAAAACTCTTAATTCAGCTATCAAAACAGGAGTTTTGCAGTCGTACTTTAAATCAATGGCAAGTAAGTTAAGGGCGGCTATTGAGACAGCGTTTGGAGCAATTACTACTTTTGATTTTAAAGGACTTGGAAATGCGTTAGGACAGGGAATAAATGACTTTTTTAAGACAATGAATAAGAAAAATAAGCAGACTGGTCTTAATGGTTGGCAAGAACTTGGAAAGAGTTTAAGTGACGGAATAAAAGGGATAGCAGATAGTATTACGACTGCACTTGATACTGTTGATTGGGAACAAGTAGGACAAGCTATTGCTGATTTTATCGGTTCTATTGATTGGGGTGGAGTTGTTTGGTCACTAGGCAAAATGGCGAAATCTTTAGTTAAAGCAATAGGGACAACGATTACAGCACAAACAAAAGAAGACCCAGTTTCAGGAATAATTACAATAGGAATTTTAGCCTTTACTTTAAGAAAAGGCTGGAAAAAGCTACTTGCAATATTGCTTGGAAGTAAAATTGGAAAATCTAAAATAAGTGTAGGACTTTCAAGAGTTTTTGCTGTTATAAAAGCATGGTCTATATCAAAAATAAGCAAGGCGGCTAAGGCTCTTGCAACAAAGATTAAATCAGGAATCGGCAAAATAGTTGTCACATTTAAAAATGTATATGCAAGTATTAAAAATTGGATAGCAAGCGGTGCAAAAATTAGTGATTTGATAAAAGCTGTAAAAACAGCATTAGGCATACAAAAGGGACTGACATTGTCGAATATCGCTGTTAAGATTGCTACAAAGCTACCAACATTAGCAAATCCCGATATGGCGGCTGATGAACTAGCAAGAAATATTGATGAATGGTTTACAAACAAAATTTGGAAGCCACTTTGCAAAAAAGTTTCTTGGCTTGACGAAAACTCACCTATGGGTGTTTTTCAAGTACCTGTAAAATTAGCTATAAAGATAGGCACAACAATAAAAGACTTTTTCGGAGATACTTGGGATGATACGACAGCCATGACATCCGGAATTGATGTGGGAAACGATATGGCAAACGGAGTTTTAAAGGGGTTTGCTAATGCGTTGGTATATCCTGCAAATTTCCTTTACAATCTTATTGTAAAACCTGTCAAAGAAGCATTAGGAATACATTCTCCGTCAACGGTATTTAAGGAGATTGCTGGATTTTGCGTTGATGGTTTTATGAATAATTTTAATTTAAAGGACAAAATAAAAGAAAAACTTCAAAATTTAGGTAAAGCAACTATTGAACTTGGATTAAAAATAAAAGGCAGTTTTGACGATAAAGCCAAAGAAATCAAGGAATGGTGGAACGGCAAAAAAGAAAAAGTGAAAACTTTAATGGCTAAAGCAAAAGGAGAAATTAGTAAAAAATTCGATGAAGTTAAAGAAAAATGGAATGGATTTAAGGAAAAAACTAAAAGTGTTATAGCCAAAGCTAAAGGTCAGGCAGATAAAGTATTCAGCAAAATTGTTGATGGTTGGAATAACTTTACTGACGAGACAAAAACTCTTTTTGCTAAAGCAAAGGGTAAAATCGAAGATAGCTTTAGCAAAGCGAAAGAAGCATGGGCTAGTTTTACTGAGGGTACTAAACAAATTTATGTATATGCTAAAGGTAAAATTGAAGATAAATTCAAAGAAGTGCAACAAAAATGGTCTGAGGTCAAAGGCGGCACAAAGGAGTTTTTGGCTAAGGCAAAAGCAACAATTTCAGATAAGTTTGACGAGTTATCCGAAAAATGGGGAAAAATAAAGTCTAAAGATGCGATTGTCACTGCAAAAGCTACAATTAAAGATGGCGTTGACAAACTCGGTAGCATATGGAAAAGCGTTAAAACCAAAACGGCTACCTTAACAGGAAGAGCAGAAGAAAAAACCAAAGATGTTTTTAAGTCAATAAAAGATAAATGGAAAGAATTAACGAGTAAAACAGCAGTTTTAACAGCTACTTTTAAAGATATGTTCACAGCACCGTTAAAAAAGGCTTGGAATGCTATTGCTAGTGCAATTAACAAAGGCATTAAAACTATCAATAAAATACCGGGAGTTAGTATTCCCTCAGTACCTAAGTTGGCAAAAGGCGGTATTTTTGAAAATGGTTCGTGGCACAACATAGCAAAATATGCAAATGGCGGTACTCCAAACATGGGTCAGCTTTTCTATGCAAGAGAAGCAGGTCCCGAACTGGTAGGCACACTCAAAGGCAGAGGAACAGCGGTCATGAACAACGACCAAATCGTTGCGTCAGTATCGCAAGGTGTGTCAGACGCAGTATATAATGTTATGACACCTGTTTTAACAAGTCTTGTAACAAGCATAAACCGCATGAATAGTAGCGGCACTCCTTTGTATGTCGAGGGTGTTTCTGAGGGTGATATAGTCAAGATAACGCAAAATGCCAACAGTAATTACAAAAAGCGTTACGGCAAACCTCTTTTCACTTAGAAATATTGCTATATCGTGTCAAATATGATATGATATAGCAAATATTGAAAAGGAGTGTGAACGGATATGAGAAAAAGATTTTTTACAAAGATTGTAGCAATTTTAGGAATAGCAACTCTTGCTATCTCCAGTATACATACTACATCTTATGCAGTATGTAATCACAGATGGGTTTTAGATTCTAGTTTTAGTGAAAAGCCCACATGTTCCGAGGCGGGTTATAATTGGTATGACTGCTCTATTTGTGGAGATTCTAAGAAAGTGACTGTTCCAGCAACAAGAGTACATAAATGGACTGAATGGAAAGCTGATGGTTATTTATGTGAGGATGGAAAGTGGGAAAGATATTGCACTGAATGTTACAAAGAAGAAACAAAAGCAAGACAAGGTGATGGCTCACATTTATGGTCTAATTGGGAAGTGTGGACAGAAGCTGACTGTTTAAACAAAGGACAGGAAAGCAGATATTGTTATAATTGCTATCAAAGAGAATACAAGGATATTCCAGTTGATGACACAAAACATGATTGGAGTAGTTGGAGTACATTGTGGGATGAAAGTGCAGAACCTACAATTTTTAAAAGCGGAAAACAGACAAGGCATTGTTATACATGTTCAAAAGTAGAAATAAAGAAAATACCTAAATTAAAGGCAACAGTTTCAATATCATGCAAGAGCAAAACTTTAAAAGTAGGTGAAAAGCTGAAATTAAAAATAAAGAAAAGAACTTATCCCGATGTATTGAAAAATTGGACTACTGACAATAAAAAAGTTGCTACAGTCAATAAAAAAGGAAAAGTTTCGGCTGTTAAAAAAGGGAAAGCTATAATAACTTTAAAAATGAAAAGTGGTTGTACAGCAACTTGTAAAGTAACAGTTAAATAAAAAGTAGGTGTTGAAAAAAATGAATAATGGTAAGAAAAAACATAAGATATTATGGATAATAGTTGGCATTGCAATAGCACTTTATGTATTGTCGGTAATCGGGGATGATAACTCAGATGATGATATGAAACAAATAGAACAAAGTTATACTTTACAAGAAATGAAGAATAAAAGTGTATCGTTTCCGTACAAAAAGGTTGCAAGAGAGCCTAAAAAATATGATGGACAATGCTTTAAGGTTAATCTTTACATTAGTGATGTAATAAACGACAGCGTAAAAACAGGATGTGAAAAGTATTATAAAGCATATGTGTATAACAAGAAAGAAAAGCAAGAAGATTATGATAAATTTGTTTGGCTGTATGATTATCAGACAAATGATGATAACCTTAATATATTAGAGGATGATGTTATCGAAGCATATACTGTTTTTAACGGAATGGGAGATACTGAAAATTCTCTTACTGGCGAAAAAACAAAAGATGTTGCATTGGATTTACATTATGCTAAGTTGATAAAAGAATAAATTAAATTTTATAAAAACACAAGACGGATTTAATATCCGTCTTTTTTGATGCAAAAAAATCATTAACCTTAAAAAGTTAGAGGTAGAATTATGGCATTTTCAAAAAGTAAGGGTCTTGTTTCCATTGCTACAGGATATAGTGGTGGGAACTACGAATATACCAAAATAGACCAATTCATAGCGGCAGATAATTTGAGTATCACTGCTGACAGGGCACAGGATTTAGATAGTTATGTCAACGCAAACGGTCATTTAAAGAGAAATGTTTTAAAGCATATGCGTGATGGCATTTCTTTTTCAACGGTTTATATGGGATATGAAAAAAAAGAAAAATTTATGTCAATTATTCGCAAAGGTATGAAACAGCATGGATGTATTGAACCGCCCGAAAAGAAAGTTCGTGTTAGGTACTTTAATGAATGGACTAACGATTACGAAACAGGATTTTTCTATATACCGGATGTTGAATGGAAATATGGCGGTACATATAAGGGGACACCGACATATTTGCCTACGACATTTGAGTTAATAGAGTATTAGCGAGGTGAGACAATGCTTAATCTTACAGATAGTGAAAAAGAGTGCTTTTATAAAAGCGGTGCGTACTTTAATGACTATGAATTTAATTTTTCTGATTTGAATTTTACAATAACAAATGAGACATTACATCAAGAAAGCGTGACAATTAAAGAAAGCATATGTGATAGTGAAGATTTACAGTTAGGCGGTTGTATAGCATCATCGTGTGAATTTGAGGTGTCAGAACTTGCAGGGAAAGAACTTGCAGGACTGGAATTTACGGCAAGATTATTAGTAAATGATGGTAAAGACGCAGTTGTAAAAATGGGTAAATATCGTGTTGATAGTGCAAAGCGTGTGAATGATAAAGACTATAGAAAAATTGTTGCTTATGATGCTTTATATGATGCACAAATAGATGTTTCCGACTGGTATAACAAAGTTTTCTATGTAGTATCTGAATATGAAGAAGTAGTTGCAGTTGGAGATATTGATGATTTATGGGAACACGGAGACTATTATATTGATAATTCGGGAAGTAAACCACCTTGGATAGCGTTTTTTGCGAATGGTGCAGTACCCGAAGAAGCACATGACACAACATATCTTGATACATCAACAGGTAAATTGTATGAAGCACAAGATATTAACAAAGATGATGATAGTAAGGACGAACTGTATCGTTGGGTTGAAGTGTATCAATGTAAAAGGAAAACAACCACGAAGCGTATTTACGCAAAAACAACATTAAAAAAACTAAGAGAAAGTCTTTTAAATTACTTGAACATTTCTTTTATAGAACAGAATTTAATAAATGATGATATAACTATCGAGAGGACATTTGATACTAGCGATACTGGTGAAATCATCGGCACAGATATACTAAAATACATTTGTGAATTAAATGCTGGATTTGGAAAAATAAATCGTGATGGAAAATTTGAAGTAGTTCAATTGACAAGTGCGGGGTTATATCCCGAAGAAACATTGTACCCATCTGAGGATTTATACCCCGAAGAAAGCAATTATGAGCTTTTAAGTGCAGAAGAAAACGAAGCTAATTATATTTCTGTAGCTTATGAAGAATATGAAACAGAAGCTATTACGGGTGTTATAGTAAAAAGCAATAGTGATAATGTTGGTCAAGTTGTAGGAACAAAAGATAATGCTTATATGCTTACTGGAAATCCTTTGATATACAATAAGACCTCAGAAGATTTAACAAAAATCGGACAAAATATATTTGCAAAAATAAAAGGAATTACATACAGACCAAACACAACAACTTTAGAGGGGTTGCCGTACTTAGAAACAGGCGATTATTATATTCTGACAAAAAACAATGACGATGTAGGTTCGCCTATATTTACAAGGACATTGGCAGGAGTACAAGCGTTAAAAGATACGTTTGAAAGCAAGGGAAATAAACTAAGAGTAAACGAAGATAGTCAAACGTCAGAAATGATGACTTTACAGTCAAAAATGCTTAAAATTCAAAAAGGTGTTGACGGACTGTTGATAGAGGTTACAGACCTTGACGAAAATACAAGTTCAAGATTTGAACAGACAGCAAGCAAAATTGAAGCCGAGGTAAAAAGAGCAAGCAACGCTGAGGGAGAACTTTCGGGCAGGATAACTGTTACGGCTGATGCAATTACACAAGAAGTTACAAGAGCAAAAGGTGAAGAAACAAAGTTAAGCGGTAGAATAACTTTGACTGCGGAACAATTCTCTACTGAATTGTCTAATTTATCAGATAGTACAGATTCAAGATTCACTCAAACTTCAAATAGTATAACAGCTGAGGTTACAAGGGCAACGAATGAAGAGAATAGTTTATCGAGCAGAATATCAATAACTGAAAATGGAATATCACAAAAAGTGTCGAAAGGGGATGTGTGCAGTGAGATAAATCAATCATCAGATCAGATTACACTTAATTCTAACAGGCTTGTGGTTAATAGTTCTAACTTTAATCTTGACAGGTCAGGGAATGGAAAAATCGGTGGTTGGAATTTTGGTAATGGCTATATGTATTCTAATGGAGAATCGTTTATATCCACACATTCTTACACAAACTACTATCAATGGAATGGCTATCCCTACAAGTCATCATTATATCAAGGTAAATTGATTTGTGGTGTTCAAACAGGCGCGGCAAGTACAGGCATACCTACAACAAGCTATGGTTATTGTGACTTATCTGTTGCAGGATTTTATTCAAAAGATTTAGACATGAGTGCAGGATATTTGTTCGCTGTAGATGTAAAAAATGGTTCAGTTACAACAAATACTGGAGCATTTACAGGCTCAGACAGGCGATTAAAAACTAATATTTCTGAAATAGATGAACAATATGCAAACGACTTGATAGATGGTTTAAAACCGTCAAATTATACAATGATTGACGGAAAGCGAACACATAGCGGATTTATAGCAGATGAAGTTAAGCAAACTGCTGAAAGGATTTTAGGTACTGTAGATAACTTTGCCGCTTATGCGACTGTTAAAATTGATGAAGATAAAGAAGATTATGCGGCATTAAGATATGAGGAATTTATAGCACCTTTGGTAAAATATTGTCAATGCTTAAAGAGAAATTTAAAGCAGGAAACAGCAAAAAATCAGCAATTACAATTTAAGCTTTTGAACTTACAAAGCGAATTTACGATATTAAAACAACAACTTTTAGGAGGTAATTAACATGGTAAAATTAAATAAACAAACTACAGTGACAGGAGTAAGTGTATTAACTATTGACGGAGAAGAAAAACAGATTGCGTACATGAGCGCAACTATTCCTGTCAGTGGGACACCGAACATAGGTCGGTCGATTCAAGATGTGGAATTATTTAATGCAAATAAAGAGGAAATATTGAAAGACTTTGCGGCATTTGACAATTATGTATATAGCCTTATGGAAACAGAGGAAACAAAAACAGCAGAATAAGAGGTGACACACGATGGCAGTAATAAAGGTTTACAGTCGAATAAATTGGCTTAATAAGTCGGAAAGTCTGACAACACCGCTTGGTAAAACAAACTTAAATAAGATGGATAAAGCAATCAATCTTATTGATGATGAAGTAGTATCAATGTCGGCTAAAATTGATGAAATTGACACTACAAAAGTAAGTGCAGACCAACTTAATAACATGGTGACTGATGTATCTTTTAATGATAAAAATGGTGTTATCAGTATAACGAAGCACAATGGTACAGTTTTGAATATTGATACCGCAATGGAAAAAATAGCCGTAAACTTTGAGTATAACGCACAGACACAACAGCTCATACTTACACTTGAAAACGGCGAAAAGCAATACGTTGATATGTCAGCTTTGATTACTCAGTATGAGTTTAAAGACACTGATACGATAGCTTTTAGCATTGATAGCAGTGGAAAAGTGAGTGCGTCTATCAAAAGTGGCAGTATAACAAAAGCTATGCTGTCAAGTGAAGTTATGTCGGCTATAACATTGTCAGAAAACAATGCGGCGGCATCAGCACAGGCGGCGGCTCAGTCGGCTACAAATGCTGAGTTAGACGCTAAGTTATCTCAGTCTTACAGCGTTGGTAAAAGCGGCATCCGTGATGGGGAAAATACTGACAATGCAAAGTATTATTCAGAAAAAGCAGAAACAGTAAGTGCAAATGTGCCATCGTATTTAAAACAAATTGAAGATGCCGGAAACAGTCAAATAGACAAGATAAATGATGCATTTGGCAAAACAGAAGCCACTTTTAAAGTAAACTTTGAAACAGGGCATCTTGAATACACAGGAGCAAGATTTACTTTTGAAGTGGCGGATAACGGACATTTAAACTGGGAGGTAAATTAAATATGGCAGACGCAGGAAGAATAGTAATAATACCTAAAGGGGAGTATAAAAGTAATATAACATACGAAAGGTTAGATGCAGTTGAATACAATAACAACGGCTACATAGCTTTAAAAACAGTAACAGGCATAACACCTACAAACGATGGGACGAACTGGACGTTGTATGTTAAAGGAACGCAAGTTGACAGCGAGTTATCGACCGCATCATCAAATCCCGTTGCAAACAAAGTGGTAGCAGAAGCTGTAAATGATATAGAAAAAGAAATTGGTATATTATCTCAAACCGTCACCCATAATATGCCCCGAATAGTTCCAAAAGACATTACATTATATATCACAGACGGAACATTCTATAAAAGATTAAACGGTACAGATGGTTTTGATTTATTTGAGGACATTTATGCAGGCGATTATATAAAAATGTCAAGACCTATCACATGCCCGAATCAAGACAGCTCGACGGCTACGACAGGGTCGCAATATGTAACAATCATCGGTTTAGATGCCTTACAAGGCAATGGAGATAACATAGTTGTGAATTATCACCATGCAGTTATGACAGCAGGGCAGGGATTTGGTGGTGTACAGCATTTTGGTAAACATAGAATGAACAGTACAAATACAACGGTAGGTGGATATGTAGGCTCTGAAATGAATACAAGTATATTAGGAGCAGTTACTTCGAGCGGTTCTACTGCTAGTGATGCTACTATAAATCAACAATTGTACGCCGAATTTGGTTCACACTTAAAAACCACGAGAGAATTATGTAGCAATGGCGTAAATGAAAGCGGTTATAATAGATTTGGTAGCAACACTGGTTGTTCTAACAGCTGGGCTTGGGGCAATTTTCAAGCTATTTTAATGAGCGAAATTGAAGTCTACGGGTCTACAGTTTGGAGTTCCAGTGGATATGATACAGGAAACGCAAAAATGCAGATGCCGTTGTTTACTCACAACAGACAAGCTATGGACAATAGAAGTAGCTGGTATTGGCTAAAGGATATGGCCTCGGATGCTTATGTTTGCAATTGTGACACTACTGGCCGTGCGGACTACAGCGGTGCGAGCAATGTTCGGGGCTCTGTGCGTCCTCGCTTTATAATCGGAGCGTAGCGAATCCGAAATCCCCGCTCCTTGTGGGCGGGGATGTAGGTACAAAATTTTACGAAAGAGAGAAAAAATATGGCAGTATTGAAGAACTTTAAAACGGAGGTAAGATAATGGACTATACAACAATAAACACTTCGGAAAATGGCATGGACGAAGAAACCGAAATGCAGTACCGTGAAATGATGAGAAAGCAAGAAAAACAAAATAAGTTGGAAAGTGAACTCAGATGTTTACACTCTGATTTACAGCAGAACACCTCAGAGTGTGGTGACTGGCGTATGGCGAAAGCTATAGAGAAGTTGCTTATTGCATTACAGGACTGCGAAACCGAAGAAATCGGTGTTTGTATCAAGAACTGGGCAATGGAAACATATATGAATATCGGAAGTCAAATTAACGATAGGATATACAAGAGGGACAGGGTAAATGAGATTGAAGAAGAACTAAAAATTTTGTCGAATAATAGCATATTTTAGCACATGAAAGTGTCTGACAACTATTTAAAATTCCCTCGAATAGTCTTATAATAATAATGTCGATAAACACATCGGCATATCAAGTTTCGGTTATGGGCGGTGTAATTGGCGTTGCACTGCCCTGTTTTTTTGAGGGGATTGACATAGCAGAACAGTTGTTCTATATGTGTGTCACATAGGAGGATTAAATTTGAGTAAAGAAGAACTAAAACGAGAAATTGTGGAACTTGTAGACAAAATTGACAGTGAAAAATTTTTACATTTCTTATTAAGTACAATTAAATCATTCAAAAAAAAGTGGGGCATTTAATGCCCCTCTTTCTCATACCAATAAGCAACAGTATCAAAAATTGTTTGCTGATGTTCTTTGCTAAGGTCGTATAATTTCTTAATACATTCTAACATTTTTTCATTTGAAAATAAATCCGGAAGAAAATCTGCAACAATATCTGAATTTTCATTTGACATATTATCTTCCCAACCCATTAGATATGCTGGTGAAATTTTTAAAGTATCAGCTATTCCTTGCAATTTATCACTTGGAATATTGGTTATAATGTCATTTTCATACTTATATAAGGTTTGTTTTGACACACCAATTTTTTTTGCTAATTCTACTTGCGATAAATCTGCCTTTTCACGACTTTTTTTAATTCTATTTCCAACAGTCATGGGAACCCTCCTTTCTTATTGGTAACTTCATTATAGCACAAAAAAGTTACAAGTCAAGTAAAAAATAACTTGACAAGTTACTTTTAGGGTGTATAATGTAAGTAACCTCAAAAGTTACCACAGAGGTTACAGCAACGAAAGAGAGGTGATAATATGATAGACACAAACAAACTTAGAGGTATCTTTGCTGAGAATGGAAAGACACAGGCTGATGTAGCCAAAATGCTTGGTGTAACGCCCAAAACATTTTATATGCATATGCGAAAAGGCGTTTTCGGCAGTGATGATATTCAGAAAATGATTGACAGTTTCGATATTGAAAATCCTATTGATATTTTTTTTGCTAAAGAAGTAACTTTCTAAGTTACTAAACAGAAAAGAGGTGATAAACATATGGATAGTTTAGAACAGAAATATCTCGACAGCAGAGAAGTGGCTGAGATGGTAGACAAACAGCACAATGACTTGCTGAAAGATATTCGTAGATATGTTCAGCAATTAAGTGAGGGGAAGATTTCCCACACCGACTTTTTCACAGAAAGTCAGTACACAGACAAGTCTAACAGACAGAAGCCTTGTTATCTTGTCACAAAGAAAGGTTGCGAGTTTATAGCACACAAACTGACTGGTGTAAAAGGTACAGAGTTTACAGCAAAGTACATAAACAGGTTTCACGAAATGGAAGATACAATTAAAACTCAACTTCCACAGGGAAATGATTTGATTGCACTTGCAGTTATCGAAGCTCAGAAAATGATTGCTGAGAGAGACAAACAGATTGAACGCATGAAACCGAAAGAAATATTTGCTGACGCAGTATCGGCTAGTGAAACATCAATCCTTGTCGGAGATTTAGCAAAATTGATTTCTCAGAACGGTTACAAAATCGGACAAAAGAGGTTGTTTGAATGGTTAAGAACGAATAACTTCCTTATTAAATGTGGTTCATCAAGAAATATGCCACAGCAGAGGTTTGTTGAACAGGGATTGTTTGAAATCAAAGAAAGCAACATTCAGAACCCTGATGGCAGCGTGAGAATAACACGCACAACTAAGGTCACAGGCAAAGGGCAAATTTACTTTGTTAATAAGTTTATGAAAAGTGAGGTAACAGCATGACAAGAGAGCAGAGAATATCAGAAATTATGGATGAACTTTCATGTTGTCGTGATGTGGCAGAGCAGATGTTCTTAGACGAGATTTGTGACAAATATGGAACTGATGATGTGGATGTGGCATTACAGATGTTTTTGGATGACGAGGAACAAATAGCAGAAAACAATGCACAGTTGAATTTGGAGGTAACAGCATAAGGAAAGGAGAATAAAAATGGACGATTTTATCAAAGATGCTTTAAAAAACGAAATGTTGAAAACAACAGATGGAACTATATTTTTTGCAACGCTTTGCCAAAACAGACGAGCCATAGATTGTTTGGCTAATTCTACAAAAGAATTGATTGCACAATATGGCTTATCTGCTTCGGAAGCTAAAGGGTTTTTAGATTATATGAAGATTGTTATTGATGCTTCTTCATATCTTTCTCCAAAGAAATAATGCGAATGCCACATTCGTCAAAATTAAACATGTCCGATTCGGGTATTTCTTTAGCAGTTTTGAGTATAGATAACACTTTGGCAGAGTGAGGATATTCAAGACCACAGTTAGGACAAACAATTTTGTTAGTGGATATGTCTTCATTTACAGTATATTCACTATGGCAAGTACAAAATATTTGAAACTTTAAAAGCATAGGTTCACCTCCTTATTGAATGATAAGGAGATTATACCACAGGGGCAAAAGAATAGAAAGTGAGGTAAATATGTTCGTAAACCCATTTGTTTTAGGAATTTTGGCAACTTTATTTGCAGAAATGGCATTACTTATTGTATTGTCATGGTTTTCTAGTAAGAAATAGGAGTAGACAATGAATAACAAAATAATAAGAGATATAAAGGAATTGTCAGTTTTTGAGATAGAGAAATCGGCAAAGGTGTTGAGAATTGAGTTTATTATCAATAACGGCAACGAAATAAAAATTGTGAGAAAGGAGAAATAATAGATGATAGACGCAAGCAGAAGTGTGGATAAGCCGACAGAAAATGTTAAAGTGCCGTTTGATGAATACAATAAACTTTCAAGTATATCGACAAAAGTTGATATTATAGTTGACTTGATGTGTCATGGAACGCTGATGGCAGACGATGTTTTGAGAATATTGAAAGTTGACACAAATTTCCCGAAAGAAACAACATTTGAAAAAGATATAGTAGTTTCGGTGTGTATTTATAATAATCTTTTAGAATTAAAAGTGCGTGTAGATGTTCTGCTAGATATGTTAGAAAAGAAAGACTATGTATCAACAGACGAGATTTTAAGAACACTTGGCACAGAGTTGGCAATTGAAGAAGCAGACAGGTGGGAAAAGGAGATAAATGAAAGATTTAATAATAAGCAATAAAGAGTATCGGGCAAGAGAAGGAGTAAGTAGCACAGACTTAAAGAAGATTGCAAAATCCCCAGCACACTTCCGTTACTGGAAAGATAATCCACAGGAAGATACTCCGGCGTTGCTTTTCGGCAGAGCAGTACATAAATATGTATTAGAGAGAGAAAAATTCAATGAGGAATTTGCCGTTGCACCCGAAGTAAATAAGCGAACAAAAGAGGGTACGGCTCAGTGGTTGTTATTTCAAGACCAAAACGAGGGCAAAGACATTATTTCCATTGAAGATTTTGAAAAGATAAAAGCTATGAGAGAAACATTGTATCAGACATCTTTTGTAAGTCAATTATTAAAAGGCAAAAAAGAGCTGTCTTACTTCACGGAAGATGATGAAACAGGATTGACGATAAAGTGTCGTCCCGACTGTCAGACACAGGTCGGAGATACACATATCTTAATTGACTACAAATCTTGCTCAGATGCCAGCGGCGACAAATTCATGCGTGACGCAATCAACTTAATGTATGACCTACAAATGGCATTTTATAAAGACATTATGGATAAAGTGACAGGCTATGAACACTCAGTTATCTTCATAGCACAGGAAAAAACACCACCGTATTGTGTGAATGTTTTAGAAGCAAACGAATATTTTTTGAAAAGTGGCAGAGATATGTATAGAACCTATCTTAATGTCTACAAAGAGTGTTTAGGAAGTGGCAACTGGTATGGTTACACAAATGGCGAGGTAAACACGCTTGGTTTACCGAATTGGTTGCAAAAGCAATATGAATAGAAAAGGAGAAACAATATGAAGCTTTATTTTTACAGTGTGAATACAAATGGAAGATATGGGAAATTAGGAATTACAGTTCAGGTATGTGAAGCAGCGGAAAAAGCTAAAACATATTGGCCTGTTGGCGATGCTTTTCCAGGGACTACTAGCAGAGTAAGAAAGGATAGTATCGGAGAGATTGACGACAGATGGCTAGTTCTTAAAGAACCTAATTTTGAATATGCAAAGAAAAAGTTTATAGAATTGTTAAAATCAAAAGTTGCGGTTCTTAAAGAGAGTCTTGAAAGAGAAGAGAGAGAATTAAAGTTAATCGAAGAAAGCGAGGAATAGAACATGAATGAAGTGAGTAATAATAACAATCATGTACCTTTTAACAACATAAATCAAGGTACGGTAGCAGTCGAAAGTAGTCGTGCAATTACAGAAGCACAGGGGAAATTGTTACTTGCAAAGCAGTTCCCGAGAAATTACACAAATTGCTATGCAACAGCTATTGAAGCGTGTCAGCGTAAAGGGTTTGCAGATAAAGCGTTTTTTGCATATCCACGAGGGGGACAGACTGTAACAGGAGTGACAATTAGATTTGCTGAGGAATTAGCAAGATGTTACGGCAACCTTGACTATGGCATTAAAGAGTTGTCACACGAAGATGGCAAGTCAGAAATGCAGGCATATGCTTGGGATCTGGAAACAAATACAGTATCAAGTCAGAACTTTACAGTTGAACATATCATGGAAACACGAAACGGCAGCAGAAAGTTGACAAGCCAGCGTGATATTTACGAGAGAACAGCTAATGACGGTGCAAGAAGATTAAGAAGCCGTATTTTAGCAATTTTACCACCCGACTTGGTGGAAGATTGCATAAAAGAGTGCAAGAAAACGCTTGCAGGACAGAACGGAATACCATTTGCCGATAAAGTCAAAAACATGGTTGTAGCTTTTGCTAAATACGGTGTTACAAAGGAAATGCTTGAAAAGAGATTAGACCACACTGTCGAGAGTATCAGTGAAGATGAACTGACAGAGTATATCGGTATTTTCAACGGTTTGGCACAGAAGGAAACAACGGTTTCAGATTGGTTTGAACAGCCAAAAACAGCAAGTCAGATGACTGCATTACTTGAAGAAGCTGAGAAAGAAGAAAAAGCCAAAGAAAAGAAAGAGGAAAAGAAATAATGACATACAAAGTGATGATTGATAAGAAAAACAATACATTCCCCTTAAAAGGTTTAAATGAATTGTTGGGTGCGAGATTATACAACCCACGCACGAAAAGATATACAAATTCTGTTAAGACTTCAAATGACAGAACTTGCTTAAAAGCAATAAAAAAGTGCTTACCATCGGTGCATATTGATAAACCTATCAGATGTACTTATCGCATCTATACAGCAGACAAAAGGCATGACAGAAGTAATTTATATGCCGCAATAGAAAAGTCATTCTTAGATGCTTTGCAGTTGGCAAAAGTTATAAAAAATGATGGCTGGGATGATGTTCTTGACAGCGTTTTTCACACAGAAGTTGACAAGGAAAATCCGAGAGTTGTAGTGGAGATTGAGGTTTTATGAAAGGAGTAAGAACATGAGAGTTATATCACAGAATGGAAAATCTGATATTCCATATGAATATTTTGTTTTTTCAATAGTGGGTAATAGCAATAGTTATAGTATTATTGCAACTAAAAATATTGCAGAATCACCAGAAGTGATTATGAATAGCATTTTTGCAACTTATTCAACCGAAGCAAAGGCAATTAAGGCTATGGAAATGCTTAGAGAGCAACATGAAAAGGTTGCTTTTCTTAAAACAATAATAAATACCGAAAAAGGTATTTCATTCGTAAGAGGTTTGTCAAAAACTGATTTTGACAAGATGACACAGAATTATTTCCAGTTCCCGAAAGATGATGAGATGGAAGTATGAAAGAAAATCCAGCAAACGCAATTAAAACTACCATGTGGAAATTTCTCATGGATAAAGGTCAGAAAGAAAATATACCAGCTTTAAAAGAGTATGTTTTTGACCTTATCGAAATGACAACGCAGAAGACTGCCGGTCAGAGAAAAGAAACAAAGAATGATATAAGTTGGGATGAACTTGATATGACGCTTATGTCAATAGTAATAGAAGCTACTGCATTAGTGTTGTCAGGAACATTAGACGAGTTAAAAGATTAAGGGGTTGAACTACAAATGAGTGCAAGGAGAGCGGCTATGCGTCGGGAACGATTGCAAAGGAACAAAATTGACAAGAAAAAATGTGCTATGGCTGAACTTGAAAGAGCAAAAGAGCAAGGCATCATTGATGGCAGGGCGATAGGTGTTAGTGCGTGCCTTGAAGTGTTGCATAGTAAATACAAGTTTAGCAATAATAAAGCACAACAGTTACTCAATGTTATGGGGAGAGAAAGTGCAAGACTTGATGATACAGGTGTTAGATTTGTTGCAAATTACTATGCTGAGAAGTTTGAAAAGAAACTAGATGCACTGGGAATATATCAAGATATAGCTGATATTCCTACAAAGATTTATTGTGCATCAAAGCATGAGTTGTTTGTAACATCAGTCGCAATAGTCTTGATGGTGCTAAATGAATTATGGAATTTTAGCAGTAACGATAAAAACACTGGTCGGCTTGATTACATCATGGAGTATTGCACAAATCGGTATTTAGAGATGCAACTTGACCCCGACAAAAACACGGCAGAATACTATTTTGAGCGAATGTTAAGACGGACTGGTTATAAGTTACATTAAGAGGTAAATATGATAGACGAAAAGAAGATTATTAAGAAAATCGAAAACAGGATAGACACTTATATAAAAGAATATCCTGAAAAGAAAAAACTGTGAATATATAGAAACACAAAGAGAGTTTATACATATATTACAGATTGAAGCAAGAGAGCAGGAAAAAAGAAAGGAAAGGTAAAAGAATGATTTATAAGATTGTAACAAAAAGAACTACTTATGTAACTGCGGAATTTTATGAAGAAGCTATGGAGAAATATGAAGAGGATGATTATTTGAAACAGGATGAAGAAACGCTGAGCGTTACTGAATCGAATATAGAAGAAGCCTTTTCGATGTAAAATTTTGCGAGGTGAGAACATTATGAAAAAGTATGTATATGTCGCATATTCAAAAGACAAATATAAATTACCTGTTTTTGTTGCTGATAGTGTGAAAGAACTTTCAATAGTGATGGGAATAAGTGAAAACACTATAAGCTCAGTAATATCACATGGCAAGAAACAAGGAAAAGAGTTTAGATTTGCGAGAGTGGATGTTAGCGGCGTTTAGAGAGGTGATGGCATGAATATATATTTAGTCGAAAGAACCGAGAAAATCACTTGGGTTGAAGATTACGCAATGGTCGTGATAGCAGAGGATGAAAAACACGCTGAAAGGAGAGCAAGATGGGAAAGCAGAGATTTTAAAAGAGCAAAGAACTTGCTTGTAAAAAAGGTAGATGCAGACAAAGAGCAGTCGGTTTTGATTGCTAATACAGGAGCGTGATGCAATGACGGTAGATGAATTTAAACGGTTAGCAATAGATACTAAAATCTCAGTGCGTGATATTCGCACTGGGGAGTATCTAAAAAACAAAAACGAATATGGCAGCAGGAAAATACAGGAAGTGTATGCAAGGGCGCACAGGTATAAAGACAGCTATGAGGGAAATATAGTTTTGATGGTGAGGTGATGTAATGAGCTGTAAGAATTGTACTGAAAGAAGAATAAACTGCCATGCTGTATGCAAAAAATACATAAAGTGGAAAGCTGAGGACGATAAACGCAAAGAAGAAATACGCAAGAAGCGTGATGAATTAGTGAATATCACAGGCTATGAGAAACAAAGACATATAAACATGAAAACACGAAGAAAAGTAAGTGTTGATAGGATTTGAAAGGAGCAGTAATGGAGAGATTAACAAGTAATAAGCTGGCATCTGATATGAATGTACTTGAATTGGCATATAACAGCTGTTATGCAGATAAAAACCATAATGCAAGGTATAGAGATTATGAACTTGATATTGACAGTCGAGAACTTATTAAAAATCTTGCTAAAGATATGTGCGATGAATTTTTATTCGATATGTCAGATGAAGAATTTGATGAATATATGGCTGAAATGTTGTCAGTTGAAATGGATAGTCAGATAGGATTATTAGCTTTATTCTATCGTAATTTATGGGCTATGGCTGATTTAAGAGAAAAGCTGAAAGATTACGAGGACTTAGAAGAACAAGGCAGACTTCTGAAACTGCCTTGTAAGGTAGGAGATACAATATATGCTGTTGGCGAAATAGTAAAAGAATACAAAGTAATAAGCGTGGGTTATCCTAGCAATAAAGCAACTAACAGAAGCAAATTTTGCATTGAAACATTGCCTGTCAATGGCTCAAGAGTAGTTGTGGCTTTTTATGATAAGGAATTCGGAAAGAATGTATTCCTTACAAAATCGGAAGCAGAAGAGAAACTCGAAGAATTGAGAGGTGGAGAATAATGGCGCAGTGGAATTGTAATACAGTACCTAAGTGTGAAGATAAATGTTGTTCTGATGAAGTTTTGGTAACGGTAGAACACATAGGATATGGCGGAAAACTTTATAGGAGAGTGGTTAAGGCGGTTTACTTTCCATATCATCATTGCACTGTTGAAGATATGGGATGGAATATGCGTGATGGTGTTCCTGATGATTGGGAATATTGTGAAGAACAAGATACATGGTGGATTCCGCAAGGCTGGTATGAAGTGTGTGATTACTTTGAGGACTATTCCTATTCGCAAATTACAGATTGCGTAAAGGCTTGGATGAAGTTACCCAAACCATATGAATCAAGAGTTAAAGAGTTTGGAGGTGGAGAAAATGAAAGTAATAATTGACATACCTAAAGATTTTACAGGAGATTATATTGCTGACAAATTCAAAGATTTCTTTTCGAGGGTTATTGCGGATATTGATTGCAGAGGTGCGTGTGGTAGATACGAGAAGGAAATTGCTGAAATGTTTTTAAAGGCATTTGACGATAGTGAAGAAAAGATTTCTTGCAACTGCCAGCACAACAGCAATCCAAGAGATAATGAGCCTTGTTGCAGATGTGACAGCAGAATGACTAACGCTGACAGGATTAGAAATATGACAGATGAAGAGTTAGCAGAGTTTCTTGTCGGATTTAAAAACACATTTGGCGGGGAATACGAGGGAGAAGCTAGTTGTATGGAATGGCTTCAATCAGAAGCGGAATAGGAGATAAATATGGAAAATACAGATGCTAGAGTGCTACTACAACATATTTACAATACTTATGGTTATCAAATATCAAAAAACTTTAAGGATAATGCCATTCGAGACGCTTTTGAATTAGCAGACAAGGCACTTGAACAGCAGATACCGAAGAAAGTAAAAAACAGTGGAGAGAGAATTCCGTTTGAATGGTATTGTCCTACTTGCGGAGAAATATTGTGTGATGATGGCTACAAAAATACCGACATCAAATATTGTGAGCAATGTGGTCAGGTATTAGATTGGAGGGATGAACAATGAGATTGATTGACACAGATAAATTATTAGAACTGATAAAAGACCAGAAAGAAAGAGAGATAGGAGCATACGCAAAAGGCATAAATGCTGGTCTGAATATTGTAAAGAGTATTATCAATGATGAAACACAAACTCCAACCGCCTATGATGTAGATAAGGTTGTGGAACAATTAAAAACGGACTCTTTAATAAAACTATATGGAAGCGGTAACAGTGATAATTATCTCATTCCTGTTAAAAGAGCAATCGAAATAGTAAAGGCAGGTGGAATAGATGAACGATAGATATTTATTTAAGGCAATAGATACTAATTCTGTATGGCGTACAGGCTTACTTATAGCTTTGAAAGGCAATAGATGTGCAATTGAAGAAAGTGACGGAAGCAAATGGGCGTGTGACGCTAAAACTCTTTGCCAGTGTACTGGCTTGAAAGATAAGAATGGAAAACTGATTTGGGAGAATGATATTGTAAAAATAAATAATAGCAAGGTGAATACGGTTATAACATTTAGAGATTTTGAAATTATATGTACAATTCCTAACGAAAAATATTATAAGCATAGGCTTGAGTATGATACTGAATATGAAGTTATCGGCAACATATTTGATAACCCGGAGCTGTTAGAAAGTGAGGAATAAACATGGCAAAGATATTTAGATTTAGCGGCTATTTAGTTGAAAATAGCAATATAGAGGATTTGGAAAATGTCAAATACAGACTAGGACTTATTAAAAGTGAATATGACGATGTTATACAGCAGTTACACATCGAAGAAAGTGAGAAGTTTGAAGCTAAAGAAGAACTGGAAGAAAATTGTGACCTTGCATTATTGACAAGACATTTTAAAGGTTTTTGTGATAGTGCTTACAACTTTGACCGACCTATTCCACAGACAGGTGAAAAATATAGACATTTTAAGCAGGGCAAAATAGTTAATATCATTGGGATTTGCAGACACACAGAAACCGCAGAAATTTCAGTGGTGTACGGTTGTGAAGGGCAAGTTTGGAATAGACCTCTTGAAATGTTTATGAGCGAAGTTGACAAAAAGAAATATCCTGATGCGAAGCAGAGATATAGATTTGAGGTGATTAAGTGATACCCGAATGTGTAAACTGTAAAAATCTCTTTACTTGCACGATAAAGGATAAACCGAAAAATGAAGCGTGCGTAATGTTTGAAGAGAGAGACAAGGATAAATCAGAAGCTAGGAAAAGATTTGAAGAAGAAATGCAAGGCTTTTCTGAGTTGACTGTAGAAACATTGAAAAGGTGGAAACGAAAAAATGGACAATAAAAAAGAAAATAAATATTGTGAATGGCGAATTGTTGATACACCGCACGGAATGCCTATTTACAATACAGGCTGTGGAAAAATAAGGCTTAGCTGTGCGACAGGTATTGATATTTACTGCAATGCTTGTGGCAGAAAAATCAAGATTGTTGATGATATGAAAGCAGGTGAAAGCGATGAATGAGAGAGCCCATAAGGCTGGTTTTAGCCTAACAAGAAAAATGTTAGAAGAAAACAGAAAAGCTGGGTATGAACACGGATATTCAGTTGGTTATAACAAGGCTGTTGATGACACTATAAAATCCATTAAAGAAGAATATGCCTTTACAATCTTGGAAGAAGAAAAGATTGACGAAATAGCCGAACAGTTGAAAGGAGCAAAACAGAATGAAGATTTTAAGCAAGAAGAAATATAATAAACTCATTGAAGATTTTGAGAAATCGCAGAAAAAGGTCGAGGAACTCAAAAGGATAAATGAAAGCCTTGGAAAAAAGTTAGAGGATAAAAAGACAAGTTGCAAGCTGAATAATGGTAAGGATTTCTGCTTTAAATGCCAAAACTCTTACAGATATAAGACATATTGGGGAGTAACAGAAGTTGAGCGGTGCGGTTGCTTACTTGATATTCCTTGCGAGAGCTTTGAAAGAAAAGAAAGGAAGTGATTCAGAGTGAAAAGAAATGATTGCATAGAGGTATTAGACCACTTAAAAGAAAAGCTGAAAGAAAAGGATATAATTGCCGTACAGGATAGTGAAGATGATTATAAATGCCCTGTATGCGGTCAGATTTTTACAGGAGAAGAGATTATTAAATACTCTTACAAGTGGTGCTATAGCTGCGGTCAGAGAGTAGATTTTACTCTTCCGAGAAACAGATTTAACTAACTAAAAATCTAAGAAAGGAAATAGTCCATGAGTGAGAAAATGAAACATATTCCTCATATTAACTCTTATGAGGATATAAGAAAAGAAATGAACAATGACTTGCGATATAGACTGAATAGCAGAAAAGAGAGAACTTCATTGGGAGTTCCACTTTACTATCGTATCAATGTTCAGATTATAACAACACAGGAGTGTCCATATAGTTGCCCATTCTGTTTAGAAAGGCAGAACCCTATGGCAGGAGAAAATGACTTTGACAAGCAGATTGAATCATTGAAAGCAGTTTTGAGCGAACACCCTAAAGCGAGACTTACAATAACAGGCGGAGAGCCGGGACTTTATCCACAGCATATTAAACAACTTGTAGATACATACAATGAACTTAGCAACAATGTTTTTTGTTCTGTAAACACGGCAGGATATACAAGAGAGTTAAACGGATTATGCCACATAAATCTGTCTCATAACGATTATGTACACGCAAATCCGAGCAACTTCCCTAACTGTACATTGCAGACTGTTGTGGAAAATCCAAGTATAGATTTTATAAAAGAATTTATGCACAAAGACGCTGACAGCTTTTCTTTCAGATTTTTAAGCGGACTTGAAAAGAAGGACTATCCAGTTGATATATGGAATGATTTGCAGAACGACAAAGAGATTGATATTCATACCTTTAGAATTGGTGACTTTTTTGTGTATGCTACATTTAACTATCGTTGCAAGCACGCAAGATTGACTTTGGGCGATATGTGGCAGCAGAGAAACAACGATTACAAAGATGGATATTCAAACATAATTATTCATCCGAATGGAGTTATAGGAACAAACTGGAAATAAATCTAAGAAAGGAATAGGTTGTGCGCACATAAAACCGAGGTTTCCTTTTGGTGATTTGAGATGATAGTACATTGTTTATTTGAACAGTCAGGCACATTCAAGAACGCTTTCAAGAAGTATGGAATTAAAGCCTATGACTATGATATTTTGAATGAGTTTAACCAGACAGACTATATTATTGATTTGTTTGCAGAGATTGAGGGGGGGTATCAAGGTGAACCGAGTTTGTTTGACAAGATAAGTCCTGATGATTTGATATTTGCATTTTTCCCTTGCATAAGATTTGAGAATCAAATAATGCTGTGGTTTAGAGGGCAGTCAGCAAGTCAAAAAGGATGGTCTTTAGAAAAGAAATGTGAGTTTGACATGAATTTGCTTGAAGAAGTTTTGCATATGTATAGCCTGGTAAATAAAATGTTTATTATTTGCATGAGAAAAGGGTTGAAGCTAGTAATGGAAAATCCTTATTCAGAGGAACATTTTTTAAGACGATATTGGTGCTATTCTCCGGCGGTAATTGATAAAGATAGAAGAGATAGCGGAGATTACTTTAAAAAGCCTACACAGTATTGGTTTTTGAATTGCGAGCCACAGAACAATCTTATTTTTGAGCCAATTAGCTATAACGCTATCGAATGCAAGGACGCAATAAGAACAATGACAAAAGAACATTATGCAAAAACAGGGGCAGATAATAAGAAAACGGCAAGGTCAATGATACACCCGCAGTACGCGGATAGATTTATTAGGCAATATATTCTTGATGAAGCAATATGGAGAAAGGAGTGACTATATGGATTGTAACAATTATTCTTGTAGCAGACAGATGGATATATTTGATTTCTTAGAAGATAAGAACAATATAAAAGAGTTTAACCATTTGAAAGCACTTGCTTTATGTGGTACAGGAATTCCAGGTGGAATGAAAAGCATAGCAGATTATTTTCTTGAAAATCATAATTTGAGAGAAAAAGTTGCGTTTTTGAAAAACGAATATGGGACAGGCGGTTTCGGTTCGCTAGTTAAAAAGCCTTGCTATATACATGGAATGTGTACGGCTACTTCACAGAAGCTGATTGAATATGAGTATTACGATGAAGATATGCAGGACATAAAGAAATATTGTAGTTGGGTTGACTTGGCGAATGTTATTACAGAAATGGTTGCAAAAGATGAATATGTTTATAAGGACGGTGATTAAATGGCAATTTACAGAAATGTACGCTTATCGTTTTGGACGGATAATAAGGTGATAGATGATTTCACGCCCGAAGATAAGTATTTTTACTTGTATCTGCTGACGAATCCGCAGACAAATTTGTGCGGTTGTTATGAGATAAGTTATAAAAGCATGAGTGAAGATACAGGATATAACAAAGATACTTGTTTGAGGTTGTTGAAAAGATTCGACGAAGTACACAATGTTATCAAATTTAATGAGAGTACAAAAGAAGTGCTGATTCTGAATTGGTATAAATATAACTGGAGCAGCTCGGCAAAGACTTTGTCAGGGGTTATGGCTACAGCGAAACACATAAAGTGCGAAGCCTTTAAAAAATATGTGTTATGTGTAGTTGAAAGTGTAAAAAATGGTGATAAAGAGCCAGTCAGATACCCCATAGAAGCATCTGTATCTGTAGCTGATACTGTTACTGATTCTGTTTCTGAAACTGATACTGTAAAAGAAAGCAAGTCAGAAGATATAAAAAGGATAGTTGACTATCTGAATGAAAAGTGTGGAACGCATTATAGATACAATACAGCAAATACAAGAAAACATATCATAGCAAGATTTAACGACGGATATGCAGTTGATGATTTTGTGCAGGTGATTGACAAAAAGACAGGTGAGTGGATGGGAACGAAATTTCAGCAGTATTTACGACCCGATACTCTGTTTGGGAATAAATTTGAAAGTTATCTGAATCAGCAGATTAAACAGAAAGATAGCACAAAAGAATTTTTGGGCGGTTGGGGGTTGTAGCTTATGACAGAAAAAGAAGTAAGACAATTACTTGCCATGACACAGGCTGTATACCCTAACTACAATCCACCCAGCAGAGAAGCGGCGGTAAATGCGTGGCTTATGTGTTTAAGCGAGTATGATAATAATGTTGTCATGGCGGCATTTAAAGCATACATGACTACGAATACAAGTGGTTTTGCACCTGCACCGGGGCAACTTATAGAAATATTACAGACTTTGACACAGCCGTCTGAGCTGAACGAACTGGAAGCGTGGTCGCTTGTCAGACAGGCATTAAAAGATTGTAATTACAATTCGGAACAAGAGTTTGCAAAGTTGCCGACAGTAGTGCAAAAAGCTGTCGGGACACCGCAACAGCTCAGAATATGGGCGAGTGATACAGAGTTTAATGAAAATGTTGTGAGCAGTAATTTTATAAAGACATATAGAACAGAGGTCAAGCGAGCAACAGAGTTAAATAAAATGTCTAGTGATGTAAGGAAACTTATAGAAATGGTAAACACAAATTCTGCATCGGCTCAAATAGCAAGTGAAAATAAAAGGACTATATCTTTATCACTTGAAGATAAAAAAAACAGAGGAAACAGGCAAAATGGAAGTTAGAAACAGTGTTCCTATGCCTGAGAAATATAAAAAAGAATTTGGCATTAAATAATGAGTTTAAGGAAAGGAGATGAACCGCCGTTTTGATTAGTTGGGATATAGTTACAAAGTTAATGAATTGTTTTCCTAATAGCGTTATAAATCATAACGCAGAGTTTATAGCACATATTAAAAGCAATACATATTTTGGATTAAAAGATTGTGAAAATGAAACAGATGTAAAGTGCAAAATGTTGGAATGGCTATCAAGACCTGCACACAAGGCAGAACCATATAACACTAAACGGAGCAATAATGAATTTCACAGATTTATACTTAGCGGTGTAAATCAGTTTTTGGAAACCGATTTTACCGAGAAAGATATGGAGCAGATTTATACATATCTTGGAAACAGGTGCAACCATGCCAAAACATTGAAGTTTATTGAAAGTGGGTATGATATGTCGGTTTTGAAAGATTAAAAAATTCTAGTGAGTGTCCGTTTTAGAAAGGAGATTATATGTCAAGAGTTTCTTTTTGACAGATTGGAGGTGCGAATGAGAAACTTTTATAGCGGTATCAGTAATGATAAAACACAATTTTTGATAAATATGAATTGGTATAATGATAATGATGTAGAAGCCTGTTTTAATCTTAGTAAAAATTTTCATGGATTGCCTAAAAAATGCAGTATTGAAAAAAATGATTTTGAATTAGTGTATTTAAAATTTGAATGGATTGGTAATACATATTATCCACAAGAAAGTGATAAAGACGAAGGACAGCCAATTAGGGTATATAAAATCAAGATGTAAATAATTAAAGGCAGAAAGGAGCAGTAATGGAGAGATTAACAATGAAAACAGAAGATGGTTACGAAAGAGTAAGCATATGGACGAAAAATCAGCAATTGATTGACAAGTTAGCATATTATGAGGACTTAGAGGAACAGGACAGACTTGTTAAACTACCTTGTAAAGTTGGAGATGATGTTTATTACATCTTAGGGATTCCAAATGAAACACCATGTGCAATAGATAAGTGTACATTTGAGTTATCAGACATAAACAAAATTGGCAAAACATTATTCCTTACAAAATCCGAAGCAGAAGCAAAACTGAAAGAATTAAACGAGAAGAACCAAGAGTTATAAAACAGGTAAAGAAAGGTGGAAAAACATATGATTTGTGAAAATTGCAAAGGTAAAGACGAATGTGGATGGTATGCATCATACAAGAGAATTGAAAATGAAATTTATTTAGGGGTTGGAACTGATAATACATTAGGCAGAGCATTACTTGCAGCAATGAGTGATAATCAATTAGAACAGTGCGAATATTTTGAAGATTATATTGATGAAATGGCAGATGATTTGAAGAGAGGTGAAGAAAATGATAATGCAAAAAACAAAGTTACATCACTTGAAATTATCGTAAGGATGATAGACAACAAGCCATATTACGAAATCAAGTACAAAAAAGTCGGCGAAGATTATTACCATGTAGGTTACAGTTCATTTAATATTGATAATGTATTGAAATGGCGTGATGAGTGCTTTGAACTTGTTGACGCGAAAGTGACCAATGCCGACAGGATTAGAAATATGACAGATGAAGAGTTGGCGAGTGTACTATTTAGTGGTTGTATTGATTCTATGGATTTGGAAGAGTGACCTTATGCTAGTGAAAGTGAACTCGATAACAATAAAATTGGAAAAATATGTAAAAAATGCACACTTGATTGGCTTCAATCAGAAGCGGAATAGGAGAGAATATGGAAGACAAACCTAAAACAGTGGAAATTCGGCTCACTAAGGAAGAGTTTGAAAAACTAAAGACTGTAAGGCAGTTAGATAAGGTTATTTTCCTTGATGAATCAAGCAAGGAATGTTTTACAGTTTACAATTTGGTATCAGATAACTGAGAAAGGAAAGGTTATGGAAGATAGATATTTATTTAAAGGAAAGAGAGTTGATAACGGAGAATGGGTAATTGGCAATCTAATTACAAATGTGTTCTTTAGATTAGGTCAAAGTATTCCATACATTTTATGCCCGGATAAAGCAGAATATGATTGCTTTGAGGATTTTACAGAGGAAAATGGAATTTTTGAAGTGCGACCGAATACAATCTGCCAATGCACCGGCTTAAGAGACAATAGCGGCAAGCTGATTTGGGAGAACGATATTGTTGAATGCACACGCGGAAATGCCATAGTGGAATGGGATAGAGTAGACTGGAAAATTCGATGGATTGAAGAAAGCATATGGAGAAGAGATTTGCGCCATTGGTCTATAGATGACGCAGATGGGATTAGGTTCCTTGGCAACATATTTGATAACACTGAATTATTAGAAAGCGAGGAGTAATATGACAGAGAGTGAAGCGGTAGAGTGGATAAAGGAATTAAAAGGTTCAGAAGAAATACTAGAATTTTATTATGCTGAGAGTTTTATAAAGGCTTGTGATATGGCGATACAGGCACTTGAAAAGCAGATAAATAGATGTTGGGTTCCTTGTAAGGATAGATTGCCAGAAGAAATTGATAAATATTATTTAGTTACATGCAGAGGTGTAATTTGTGGAGAATTTGAGCAATTTACAACTGTTTCATATTTTTCGACATTTTCTAACGGAGATAAATCTTGGGAGATTGGAGAAGAACATGGAAATAATTGGATGGTTACAGCATGGCAACCATTGCCAAAACCTTATAAGGAGGGCGAAAAAAATGAGACTGATTGATGCAACAATTCAGCCAACGTTTTTGACTGATTATATTTTAGAAAGAAAGTCAACGTTCATTCGCGTGTTAGAAAAGGGAGATAATGATTTTCTTTTTGGCTTGCTAATGGATTACTTTGATGAACAACCGACCGCCTATGATGTAAACAAAGTTGTGAAACAAGTAGAAAAAGATAAATTTATAGATTGTGAGACCGTATTATCGGATGTGCATCAAGGATATAACGCTGGACTAAGTAGAGCAGTAATGGTAGTAAAGGCAGGTGGTGAGAATGACGATTGATGAAGCAATATCTGAATTTAAAGAAAGAGCAGAAGATAGTAAAAAAATTTCAGAATTAGGCATGGAAAGTTACATTCCAAAAGAAAAAGAAGAGAAACAGCTTGCGGAGTGGTTGGAAGAGTTGAAATCATACAGAGCTTCGGTATTTAGTGGAGATATGACACAGAAAATGCTGAAAGAAGAATATAACAAGGCTGTTGATGATTTCTATAACAAAATTATTGAAGCATACAAAGAAATGAAAAATATTCCACAGGTAGAAAAATCAACAGTACATACAATAGCATTAGGAATAATGGAGCAGTTAAAAAATAAGAATTTAGCGAGGTGATTATACAATGAATGATTGCAAAGGATGTAAATATGAGAACAGCACAGATATAGAGATATGTTTAGAATTTTGTACAAATTGTAAAAGAGCCTATTCTAATGAAGAAGATAGAGAATTTCACGAAGATAAGTATGAGATTGTAGACTAAGCTAAAACTAAGAAAGGAGTAAGAGTTTTGTGCACAGTAAAAACCGGTTTTGCTCCAAATAATTATGTATAGCGAAAACAAAAAGAAATGGTATAAAGAGCGTTATCGTCAAAGAAAAGAACATGGCTTATGTACTAATTGTGGTAAACCTGCAATGACAAATAAAACTCTGTGCAAGGAATGTACCGAAAAAAAGAAGAATAAATATCGAGAAGATAGAGCGTTTTTCAAAACGCTGGGACTATGCCCGAAATGTGGCAAAAACAAATTGTTTGGCAGTGAAAAAACTTGCCCTGAGTGTTTAGCGTATGCCGAAAAAACAAATGCTAAATGCGCGATAAAAACAGCTGGTAGCAAAGAAGCGTATAATAAACAAGTTTATCAAAAAGCAAGACAACGTTGTGATGAACAAAATCTTTGCGTAATGTGTAAAATAAGACAGCGTGCAGAGGGACATATACATTGTGAAGAATGTCTTGAGAAAAGACGCATAAAAGGCAGAGAAATACGTAAAAAGCAAAAAAAGGTAGGAATAACAAGAAGTGAAAGACCGACTTACGGACTTTGTTATTGCTGTGGGAAGCCACTTGACAGAGAAGGTAAAAAATGTATTAAATGTGCCGCAAAAGTTACAAACAATTTACCACGAATTAAAGCTACTGAACATTGGAAAAAAGACAATAATTTAATATTTGTAGGAGGTAAGCAAGATGATAAAATTCAAAAGTGAATGTGTCGACTGCCCCAGTGAAATAGGTTGTCTTGGGGATAGTTGCCCGAAACACAATATACCTCACCTTATATGCGATTGTTGTGGTGAAGATGTGGAAGAACTGTATGGATATGACGGAGAACAGTTATGTAAAGATTGTTTGCTTGATGCAGTACCAAAAATAGAGATATAGGAGATTGGCTTATGAAGTTTTCAGAACTGACTAAGCCGGAGCTTGATTTTATTTTAAAATACGCCAACTTCACAGAAGAAGAAGAAGATATATTCAAATTACTTTCAAGAGGAAAAAGCATAATCGAAATTGCTGAACATATAATGATATGCGAGCGTACTGTTAATAGAAAAGCAGCAAAAATAAAAGAAAAAATAAATAAACTGGGGGGATTGACATGATTAAAATTACTATTGATGGCAAAGAAGTAAAGGCAGAAGATATAAAACTTTCTGCTGATGTTGTGAAAGTCATATCATCATGCCTTGATTGACATTATAGCAAAAAGAGGTTAGAATGTGTCGTAAAGTACGATAAATACGGCACATTCTTTTTATATAAAGGGGGATTTAAGATGGAATGTGTTGCGTATATAAGAGTATCAACAGAAAAACAGGTTGAAGAAGGCTACGGGCTTGAAAGTCAGCAAAGAGACATCAAAGAGTATTGTCAAAAAAATAACATGATAATATCTCACTGGTATATTGATGCAGGTCTGACTGGTATGGAGATGAGCAAAAGAGTTGCATTACAAGAACTTATTTCTGATTTAAAGAAGATAGATAAAGTCGTTATCTATAAGCTTGATAGACTTGCGAGAGATAGTGTTGATGCTTTAAATATGATTGAAAAAATATTCGTGCCTAGAAACGTAGAAGTGTTAAGCGTACATGATTTTGCAAAATATAAAACGCCACAGGATAAATTTCAAACTCAAATAATGGCAGCAGTAGCGGAGTATGACAGAAACACTATGTTGCTCCGTATGCGCGGCGGTATGTTGGAAAGAATAAAAGAAGGCTACTGGCCGGGTGGCGGTAATACTCCTTATTGCTATTCTTATAGTAAAGAGACAGGAACGCTTGTGCCGATACCGGAAAGAAAAAAACAAGCTAATGAAGCAATAGACCTGTTTTTACAAGGTTATTCAGATAACAAAATTCGTGACATGCTAGGTTTTAAAAGTGAAATGGTTGTGCGAAGTCTACTTATAAGTCCAGTCAATATAGGATATATACCCTATAAAGGTAAAATCTACAAAGGTAAACATGAACCGATTTTTGAAATTGATAAATTTAATTTAGCACAGGAAGTTAGGAAAAACCGAAGAAAAAAGAAAACTACTTGTATAAATAAAGAGCCAAATCTACTTACCGGATTATGTTATTGTGGTGTTTGTGGTTGTTCTATGCGGTATCAAAAATGGACACATGGAAAGCATAAAATATACTGTTGTTCAAGAGATAAATCAATGTCGTATCTTCCTAATTATAATGCTAATTGCGATAACACTCTTGAATGGGCTGTTGATATTGAAAAACAAGTTGAAGAAGAAATAATTAAAATATCATTGAATTTGTCATCAGAAAAGCCAGTTGCAAAACAAAGTAAAATTGAAATTTTACAGTCGCAGATAAAAAAAGAAGAAAATCGCAGAAAGAGATTTTTTAATTTGTATGCTGACGGAAACGATGATGTATTATTAAGCATAAAAGAAATTAACAATACTATCAAAAGTTTAAAAGAACAGCTTGAAACTGAAAGGTCAAATACCGATTTAAATAGGAAGAAAAGCGTTACTTATAAAAACATAAAAAAAATTGCCGATGTTTGGGACAGCATCGACAAAAAAGATAAAAATATTATACTTAAAAGTATAATTGATAAGATTGTTATAGTCAATGGAAATATTGAAATACAGTTAAAGAATTTTTAGCACTTACTATATGCTGTGCCAATAGCATTAAGTTAGTGCTAATGCCGTGTTTATCGTACTTTTTACAATTAAATAAAATCAAACTGTCGTTTTTGTGTCGTTAAACTGTCGTTTTTCTGTCGCTTTAAGCGGCTTTTTTTATGTGAAAATAAAATTACAAAAAGGAGAGTGATTGAAGTGTACGACGAAGATTTAAGAGAGCGATTACTCTCACGGGAACAAATACAAAAATTAGACTTAGTAACTCAAACAATATTGTTTAGCGTTATTGAGGATGTATTAGAGGAGAGAGAACATGATAAACAATCCTTATCAACAACAGATGATGACTTATACGCCGGGTTATAATGCGTATCCGTACAACCCGATGCAAAGATTTCAGGAGCAGCAGTTACCGCAACAGCCAGTTCAACAAGTACCACAACAGCAGAATTTACAGATACAAGCAGGGATAAATGGCAGAATGGTGGCAGCAGTTGAACAAATTGCGGCTAATGATGTACCTATGGACGGCTCAGTTGCATTTTTTCCTAAACAGGATTTAACAGAAATATACGCAAAACAATGGGGTGCAGACGGCTCAATAAAAACAGTCGTGTATAAGCCTTATACAGAGCCTAAAAACAGTCAAGGCATAAATAATACAGAAAATATTGAAAACTTGAAAATTGACCTATCAGACGAAAGCACAGCGGTATTTATGCAGAAGTTTGATGAGATTTTTAATAAATTTGACGAGTTAGAAAACAAAATGTGTAAAAGTGCTACTTCTCAAAGGAAAACTTCGACTTTAAAAAAGGAGGGCGGTGTAAATGAATAATCAGATTATGCAGATGTTAAATCAGATTAAAAATATAAAAAATCCAAAAGAAGCCGCTATGAAAACATTAGAGCAAGCGGCAAATCAAGGAAATCCAATGGCAAAAAATATGTTGCAGAAAATAAACAGCGGTGACATGAGCGGAGCACAGCAGATACTTGGCAATTTTATGAATGAGCAAGGATTAAATATACAGGAAATTCAAAAACAAATTCAAAAATAGTACATATTAGGGTTTTGTCCGGACAATAAAAACCAGTTCCCTATTTTGTAAATAAATTAAATGGAGGTAAACTAATATGTTTAACAACGGAGTTAGCCTTGCCGATATTGCGGCAGTAACAGGCAATAACAGAAACAATGACGGTATGTGGGGAGACGGAGCATGGTGGATTGTCATTCTTCTTATTTTCGGCTGGGGTGGTTTTGGTAACAACGGCTGGGGTAACGGTAATGGAATGGGTTCTACTGCCGCCGCTTATACAGACAGTGCTATTCAGCGTGGATTTGATAATCAGGCTGTTGTTTCAAAACTTGATGGCATTTCTAACGGACTTTGTGACGGTTTCTATGCTATGAACAACAGTATGCTTACCGGCTTTAATGGTATTAACACAAATATCATGCAGACCGGCTATGGCATCCAGCAAGCTATTAACGCTGATACAGTCGCTAATATGCAAAATACAAATGCTTTACAGTCACAGATTGCTAACTGCTGCTGTGAGACGAGAGAAGCCATCCAAGGTGTAAACTACAACATGGCAACTAACACTTGTGCTTTGCAGAACACAATGAACAATAATACAAGAGATATTATTGACAGCCAGCAGGCAGGAACAAGAGCAATCCTTGACTTCCTGACAAATGACAAGATTGCAACCTTACAGGCAGAGAATAACGATTTGAGAAGAGCTGCTTCACAGGATAGACAGAACGCACTTCTGACTTCTGCCATGAGCACACAGACAAATCAGATTATTGATGCAGTAAGACCTACACCGGTCCCTTCGTTCCCGGCTTCTAACCTTTATGGTTACGCATATGGATGTGGTTGCAATACAGGATGTGGCTGCTAATGAAAGAAGAATATGAAGATTTTGATTTTTTGATAGTAATTCTTTTATATATGGCATTGGTGGAAAAAACTTAACTAAAAAAATAAAAGCTTTCAAAAAGGCTTAAAACAATAAAGTATCTTAATTAAGCTTAACTTGTTTTTAATTTGGCATTAACGAATTAAAACAAGATTTAAACGAGATTATGTCTGCTAAGCAGTATTACTTACAAACACAAAGGGCAGGCTATAATGTTTGCCCTTATTTTTATGAAAGAGAGGTAAAAATAATGGAAATAA